GCCTCCCCCCCCCTCCGTCGCCCATCTACCATCATGCTTCTCGCGTCACACATCTACCGTCACGCATGTTGCGCCTACCGTCACCGCCATGGGTGGAGGTACACAATGGCGAACATGGAGTACGTTACGGTCGAGATCAAGGACGCGAACGGCAAGATCATCACCAGCCAGACGGCGGACTTCCGCACCTTCAAGAGTGGCAAGAAGGGGTGGGGCGCCTACGGCAAGGTCAACGTCGGCTCCGACCGCGCCCAACTGAGCTTCAATCTCGTGAAGATCGAGCCGTAGCGCCCGACCGGTTGCGACGCTCCAGAGGCCCCCCGGAAACGGGGGGCTTTTTCTATTTGCGCGTGGACCGGCCCCAAGAAGCCGGCGGATTTGCGCCCAGCGCAGGGGGGGACCCCACCCGCAATCTCACCTACATCAGGGACCTTTCCCCAACTTCTCCAACAACCCCTCCCACTTCATCTCCGACCGCCTCCCCTTCCACTCCTCCCACAACCTCGCGCTCCCGTCCTCCTCGATCACCAGGAAGCAGGCCATCCTCCTCGGCAGCTCTACGCCCAGCACGCCCTCCACAAGCTCCCGCCTCACGCTCTGGAAGAACTCCTGAGTCCCCTTTGGCACCCCCTCTTCGTCGGCCCTGGTCTCGTCGTACATCGTGACCGTGTTGGAAAAAGCTGCAGGAAAGTAGAGCCAGAGAACCTTACGCACAGTTTGTCGAGTCCTCTTCAGCTGGCTCTGATCTCGCTCGCGATGCACGCCTCACCGTCCTCCCGCAGCAGCCTCTCCATGTCCTCGAAGGAGACGAGCGCCATGCCCCGGTTGCCCCACCCCCGTCCCCAGGAGTTCTTCATCCGGAACAGCGCGTGCTTGATGTGGACGCCGTTCACCAACCAAGCGTGTCCGCCCTCCACCTTCCCATCCACCCGCAGGAAGCCGACCTCGTCGATGTCGTCCATGCCGGTGTACCAGTTGGTCCCCACCACCATCGGCCCCAGCTCGATGATCGTCGCCGCCATCTGCTCGACGGTCGTGGCCCAGTGGTAGGCGCTCACGAATCCCCGAGCCTTCAGAACCTTCGCCCCAGCACGCACGCTGGTGCCGTCGTAGTCCTCGCCGGGCCACTCGTCCACCTTCCGTGCAGCATCGTAGAGGTCGTCGGGCTCGACGATCGGACCCTTCCCCGGCTGCGTTACGGGGCCGTCCTCCAGCCAGTGCGTCCAAGCGAAGGCCACGCACTCCGAAGTCTGTCCCTGATCTCCCCACCAGCCGTTGGCGTTCCAGTAGCGCGAGGCTCGCAGATCCTTCGCTGGGGTCGTCAGGCGTGAGGAGACGGAGAACTTCCCATCCCGTGCGTCAGGGGCGAACCGGCGACCGAGTCCAAGAACACGATGCTGCATGGCTTCCTCCAAATGAGGGACTACTCCCTCTTCTTGCGCGGCTGGAACAATGGTCTCACCTCGAAGGTCGCGTCGTCATGGATCCGCACCAGGATCACCATCGAGCTGTACAGCCTCTGGGCGAAGGCGTCCTCCACCAACGATCTGGGCACCGCAGTTCTCTTGAATAGCTCTTCTCGCGTGGTTCCTACGAAGCAGTATTGGTCGGTGCAGTAGAGCCACAGCTCGGTCACTTCCGCCACTTCAGAAGCTCCCGTAGGAAACGCCACTCGATGACGTGGGGGCCGTAGACCAACCGGGTTGCTGTCTTCGAGAAGCCACCTTCCCACCGCGCCTGCTGCTTGATGAATTGCCGAACCGCCTTCCGATACGCTCGATCGCTTAGAGCTTTTCCGATGGGAAGCAGGTCAGGCAGCATGTCCCCACAGAACCACATGTTCTGACCTGTGTGCTTCGTGCCCAGATGCTCGCGGTGCAACCCGGCGAACTTGCTGTTGCAGTAGGGGCAGCCGTTCACTCTCGGTCCCCCAACTTCCAATCAGCGTCGTAGCTGACGACGGTGAGGATGGTCATCTACCACCGTTCCAGATCGCTTGTATCCCTGGTGGCGAGGAAGTGATAGTCGCCATCCTTCTCAACCAGTCTCAGCAGCAGCAGGCTCTGGGAACCACCCTTCAGGTGTGCCCACACTCCCCAGCCGAAGTGGCGCGAGAACCCCAATCTCAACAGCCCATCGGAGTCGAACTCGAACTCGTGTCCTGGAGGAGGTCCAGCTTGGAGCACTGATTTTGGATTCGCCTGAGCCGCGGTCAGTTTGTCTCCGTGGGGCGTAGGCTTACTCATAGGTTGACCGTCCGTGGCTCCTGGTGCGAGAAAATGGGTGATGGCTGGACGAGGTCCGCCGCCTCGACAGCCGCCTCGAGATTGGCTCGCGCTTCCCCTTCGGCTCTCCGGCGAGCGGACAGCAGCGCCGAAGTGCCGATTTCACGACCAAAGGCAATCGGGTCGCGCTGCTCCCCATTCCCGGGGCGAAGCGTTAGGAGGTCCTCGAAGATCTGCACCCCAAAACGGTTTGTGAAGCGACGTTCCCGCCAGCACTCGATCGTAAAGCCCGCCCCACCAGCTGCGAGCATCGCAAGGATCCGACCATTGCGGAAGCTCACACCTCGGACGTTCGACTCACGCCCAATCGTGACCACCACCGCCCCTCCTGGACGAAGCACGCGATGCAGCTCCTGAAGCACCTGGAGCATGTCGATGGCGTATTGCACCACGGTCAAGAAGCGGTTGCCTCGGTGCTTGCGGTTGGCACCGATTTCTGACGGCGCCGCCGCCAGGCCGTGCCAACCGATGAGCTCCACCGCCTTCCGGTAGTTCTGATGGTAGTTAAAAACGTTGATGTAGGGCGGCGAGGTGATGACCAGATCTACGGTCCTAGGGGAGAGAGGCACCTGTCTAGCATCGGCCGGAAACACCTCGCATGCCTTCACCGAATGTGGCAGCGTCGAGATGACCTTCACTGTCCGCCGATAGGCCGTTTCCAGATCTTCCATCCTCACGATCGGCGTGTCTCCCATCGCAAGCATCACAGCCGCCGCGAAGAGATGGAAGATTAGGTCATCCGTCGATGACCCAGCGCGGAGCATCCGACGCACATCTCCGGCCAGATCAGACTCGCTATCCCGAGCACGCGGGCCCGAAAAGAGATCAGCCGGACCGTGGCGGTCCAGGTACTTCCGGAAAAGTTGGTCACCCTTGCGGAGCAGCCCAGAGCGCACAGTTGGTTCGAGACACGCCCACCTTGCGCAGCTCGCGAATTGGACCGCTGCCGGATTGACCTCAGTTCCGAAACAGGCTAACTGCCGCCTGACTGCCTCGAAGAGCGTCGTTCCGCTCCCCACGAATGGATCGAGGACGACCGCGTCCTTCCCGCCGTAGTAGTCGAGAAGAAGATCGATCAGTTCCGGAGAAAACTGCCCACGCCACGGGAAGGCGCTCGTCCTGCTGCGTTCGGTGAGGTCGAGCTTGTGCTGCAGGATCGTCTCACGATCGATCGGGATAGCGTCGATCCGCTTGGCGAGATCTTGCAGGACATCCAGCACCTCGCCCGAGGAGACGGCCGTCTGCCGCAGGACACCCTCCGAGAATGAGCCGTCAGAGTATCCGTTGCGTTGTAAGGCCACTTCAAGCCACCTCCCGCAGCCCATGCCGGGCCGCCCTACGGATGATCACTATGTTTGCCAGTTAACCGCACTCCGTGGTCAGGGTAGGTCCGAAGCCCATGCGCGACGCAGCGGCCATTTTTGGCGGAGGCCGGCGCGAGACGCCGCGACAGGACCCCGACGCTATGGTGGCAAGACGCCGCAACGGGCCGCCCGTTGCACACGGAAGCCGCGTTGCAGCGGGCATGGCGGCGGAGGTAGAGCGTCGAGTTCTTTGGGACCTTGTAGGGATCGAACACTTCATCCCACCGTGGTTCGAGAGGAAGCATGTTGTTACCCACGGAGGTTCTCCTCGTCCTTCACCAGCTGAATGACCCACTCGACCAAGGTCCCCAAGGAGAGAACCAGCAGCAATCCGAGCCCTCCCAGAAGGAGAGTCACTTCCGGCACCACATGCAGTCGTCGGGGTACGCGAGGGAAAGCCTGCCCTCGCCGCAGGGACAGCGCCAGGGGACGAACAAGACGTTCGCCTGCTCGAAGCTCAGGCCCTGGGCCATGTCCATGACGTTTGCCTTCTCACGGATGGGGTCGCTCCCCAGGATCGCCTGCCACGCGAAGGGGTGTGCAGGAACGCCGTCGACGAGAACCTCGACGTGAACCCCCTCACCACTTGAGGGGCGGATGTGGATCCTCCGCACGTAGTAGCTCTCCATCAGGAAGACGAGGTTGCTGACGAAGGTCTGCATGGAGTGCTGATTGTCGATGTCGAGGTAGAGCCAGCCAGGGATGCCAGTCTTGATCTGGGATTTCTGGAACACGGGCTTGCCAGTTCTTTCGCTCACACGCCTCCTGAATGGGCTCTGCCCTTGGGTGAGGCCAGTGAAGGATCCAGGTGGGTAGACGTTCTTCAGAACCTTCGAGATGTTGGTGAAGGCCACTTAGGGCTTCCTGAAGGTCCACTTCTCGCACATCGCGAGATGTCCTTCGTAGGCTGACTTGGCGTCGTTGTACCCGTTGAAGTCGACTTCCTGTGGTTCGCTGTAGGTATAGAGGCAGCATGGAGTGTCGGACTTCTTGGCTGGGAAGACCATGGTCTCGTACTTGCGGCCTGCGCCGATGTCCTCGAATCCGAGTCTCTTCATGTAGTCAGCCAGCCGTTCGTCTCCTCTACCTTGGAGTTGGATCCCTCGGCTTGAAGCCAGGATCTCTCTCACTGGAGCGTCGGGAAGGTACTCCCCAACTGTGGAGACGAGCCAACCTCCCACGAACGTGCAGAGGTGAAACCGGCAGTCCTGCCCCACGATGAGGTGTCCAGGGTGAGGCATCCAAACCCACATTTCTCTCGTCTTCATTTCATCCCCAAGTATTTCCTGATCAGCTCCTGGGTCTGCAGGTAGCTCTTGTAGTTCGTCTGCTGGTTGATGGCGGCTTCAGCGACTTGCTGAGCCACGGTCTTCTGCGGGTGAGGCGGGGGCTTCTCGTCGGGCCTGAGACCCTTGTAGCCCCAGCTCTCGATGTTCCGGACAGCCTCCTCGGTGTAGCGCCCTTCCGGGTCGCGGATCTCGGGGTTCAAAGCCAGGGGTCCAGGGGGGCGGCCAGCCCCCCGGCTGGAGCTGAGCGGCCTCTGGCCGAGCGAAGCGGAAGGGCGAAAACCCCGTTCCGGGTTTTTGCCGGGGGGATACCTATAAGGGGGGAAAGCGGCAAAAACCTAAAAGCGGCAAAAACCCCCCTCACGAGAACTCCTCGTCCCAATCTTCTTGTGGCTGAGGAGGTTCCGGCGGCGCCTCGTAGGTCCGCTTCGGACGACCCCCATCGGCCTTCTTTTCCTCGTTCAGCTTCAGGAACTGACCCTCGACCAGCTCGTTCAGGGCCTTGTCTACCCGCCCGTGGCTCCCGAGTTTCAGCTCCCGGATCTCCTGCTTCGTCATCCCAGGGTTCTTCCGGATCGCCGCGAGAAGTTGCTCCCCGAGGCGTGACTGCTTCCGCTCGGCCCGCTCTTCCTGCTGCGACCGATACCCCGGTGGTAGGCTCGCGTCCATGACCTCGTCAGCGCTCGCTCCGCTCACGTCCTTCCACACCACGGTCACGACACCCTTGCCGTCGTCGACCAGCTCATAGACCAGCGTTGGCGCCTTCACGTCGAGGTTCGACTTGTAGTTGGCGAGGTGCATCTTTCCCTTCGCCCCCGCAGCGAGCAGGCACGTCCGTGCAGCTGCCGCAATGGCGATGGAGCTTCCTCCCCGGTACATCGTCTTCGAGTGGAGAGCTTTGTTGAGGTGACGAACGAGAACGATCGCGCTCTCGGTGTGGGCGGCAAGCGCTGCGAGTGGACTCAGGACCTTCCGCATCTTGGCGTCCTGCCCTGAGTCGATCCCGTCGTCGAGCATCGCGAGCACTGGATCCACCAGCACGAGGCGAGCCCTCCGCTCCAGGATCATGTCCTTCAGCTTGCCAACGTCGTTGGGGAAGCTCAGCGGCTCCAGCGCGACGAACACCCTGCTCGCGTCAGCATGTGCAGCGTGGACACGGGGGGCGATCGTGTTGGAGATCGAGTCCTCAGCGCTGACGATCAGCGAGTTTGCTGGGCGGAGGCCTTCTGCCTCGAACGGCATCGCTGTCCCAGTAGAGAGCCGTGCCATCAGGTCGAGCATGATGCTCGTCTTCCCGCAGCCGGGGTCCCCGTCGATGATGCACAGCGTACCGAAGGCAATCCGCTTCGGCCACAACCAGGGAACCGGTTCAGCCTTCACGTCCGAGATGGCCTTGGTCCGGGTCTGCTTCCCGGTCGGGTGGGCGCTCGCGATGTCGGGCGTTAGAGGAGCTGGAGGCTTCGGCTCAGCGTGCTGAAGGTAGTCGTACTCGAAGCCCGTCGTTGGCTTCTCGTAGTTGTGCTCTTCCAGCTCCCACTCGGCCTTCAGCCGCTCTGCGGCTTCGGCGTCCTCCCTCTCCCGCTGGGCTTCTTCGAGCGCGCGGATTCGGACGTCGTCCTCGAACTCCAGATCCTCATGGGAGGGGAACTTGGGCTCACCCGTGCTATCTTCAGCGTGCTGGGCCAAAGGCTGCTCACTCCTTGGCTCGGAAGTCCGGTCCCTCGGTGCTGGGCACGCCGCCGGGGGACCGGGCGATCTTTGCCGTCCCCAATAATACGCTTGCGTGCCTCGGAGCGCCAGCGGTTTGTCGCAGCCGACTTTCGAGGAACTGATCCGGAGTCAGGAGGCACGGGACAAGCTCTCGCTTCCCCAACTCCAACAGTTCTACGACAAGCTCAAGGAAGCAGCGGCAGGGATCGGCAGGTCTCGGGGGATCCCCAATAACCCTGGAGACTTCGCTGCAGAACTCTCCGGAGGCGAGTGGATTCACGCCAGGCACCTCGACTTTCTGTCCAACTTGCTGGCGCGAGCCGAGCGGCGCGAGATCCGCAGACTGATGGTCTCGATGCCTCCCCGCCACGGCAAGAGCCTGCTCATCAACGTGTGGTTCCCCATCTGGTGGCTTACTCGCCACCCAAAGGACACCGTCGTCCTGGCAGGCTATGGGGAGCGCTTCGCTCGGGAATGGGGTGGCAAGGTTCGGGATCTGATCATCCAGAACCGCGAGAAGCTGAACCTCGTGGTCAAGGACGACTCTGTTGCTGCGGACGACTGGCGACTGAACATGGGCGGCGGAATGATCTCGGTCGGAGTCGGCGGAGCCCTGACAGGACGAGGCGCGCACCTCCTGATCATCGACGACCCGATCAAGAACGAGCAGGAGGCCAACTCCGAGGTCTACCGCGAGCGCATGTGGAACTGGTGGCAGGCGACGTCTTCCACGAGAATCGAGCCCAACGGCGTCGTGGTCCTCGTTGCAACGCGCTGGCACGAAGACGATCTCCTGGGAAGGCTGAGCAAGGAGAAGGACGCCTCATGGGAGATCGTCAACCTCCCCGCCATCGCGGAGGAGAACGACGCGCTTGGCAGGGCAGTTGGGGATCCCCTCTGGCCAGAGCGCTGGGCGAACGACGACCCTGACTACGAGATCCGCAAGAAAACTTCGGGGCCGTACTGGTGGTCGGCGCTCTTTCAGGGCAGGCCGTCGCCACCTGGTGGTGGCATCTTCCAACGGGAGGACTGGCAGTTCTTCAGCGACGTCAAGCAGGTGATCTCTGAGGCTGACCAGATGGTGCAGTGCTGGGACCTTGCGATGAAGGACAAGACGTCGAGCGACTACACCGTGGGGCAGGTGTGGGCCAGGAAGGGGGCTGACTTCTTCCTCGTCGACCAGATCCGTGGCCACTTCGATCTCGCTGCGATCGAGCGCTACATGAAGATGTTCACCCTGAAGTACCCCAAGGCTCTCGCCAAGCTCGTCGAGGACGCGGCTCTTGGCCCGGCGCTGAAGCAGAGGCTTCAGCACGAGGTCTCGGGGATCGTCCCCATCAAGGTCTCTGCAGGTCCGAAGTCCCCTTCCAAGACAGCTCGTGCGCAGAACGTGGTGCCCTATCTGCAGGGCCACAACATCTACCTTCGGGCTGAAGAGGATGGGACGAAGCCGCAGTGGGTCTGGGAGTTCATCGAGGAGTGCGCTCAGTTCGACAAGGGTGCCCACGACGATCAGGTCGACGCGATGGGCCATGCGATTGCCTACATGCAGCCTGGCGGCTGGAGGGACATCAAGAAGGCGCTCGCGGAGGCGATGGAGAAGGACCCGAGCAACGTGATGACTCCTCAGCAAGCGCGACAGGTGTGGTTCGCAGAGAAGACGAAGCAGGTTCGCAAGCGTGCTGACAGGTTGTTCAACCCGCCACGGCGGGGGACGAGGATGTGGTGAATGGTGACCTACAGGGTCTACGTGCACGGGCCAGGGCGAAAGGCGTTCGCCCTTGGGCAGTCGCACTTCAGCCTCAAGAGGGCCATCCGCTCAGCTGCGGATAGCGCAACCAAGATCGTCGGAAGGAAGATGGTCCCCCACAGGATTATCGGAAGCGGCTTCGAGGGAACGCAACTTCTGGTGCTGCATCTGATGGCTCTCTAGAGCCCGAGGCTGGAGACCACGTAAGCTCTGGGGGCGGGGGTCGGCTCAGGGGCTCGGCCCCCGTCCTTATTGACAGCACGCTGGGAATTTGGTCCTATCACCCCTAGCGGGGTGGTAGATGGGCTGGTTCGACCACGCGCGTGACGACGCGCTGGTCATTCTAAAAGCCGAGAACAGCGACTTGCGTGCGCAGCTCCGTGCGGAGCGTACGCAGTTCGCGGAGGAGCGCCAGCAGCTTCTCGACAGGATCATCGCCCTCTCGCGCCCCGAGATCCACCGTGAGCTTCACCCCCGCGCAGCAGTCGTCCCTCAGCGCCAGCCCCAACGCAAGGTGGGGCTTCCTGGCTCTGGGCATCTGGTGCCACGTCCGGATCCACCGGCTGAACGCATCGACCCTGAGGCGCTCTATCACCTGCCCGCGCAGAGAGAAGAGCCCATGGAGGAGACGCCCAGCTGATGGCGATGCAGGCCCGCTACCCGCAGCCCTCGCAGCGGTACGCGCGGTTCCCCAGGATCGACGCCGATGCCTCCGAGATCATCGGCTACCGCGACACCCACTTCGCAGACTTCCAGACCTTCCGAAACCACGTCCTTTCCGAGATTGCGCGCAGCGTGCTGTACAAGCACGGGCAGCAGTGGATCGAGCGTGAGAGCGAAGTCCTGACGGATGGGGCGCGCGGGTACGCCTGGAAGGCGCTCCAACCCAACGCCGACGTGGAGCGCCCGATGCCGGTGGACAACCGGGTTGGGGCTTCGATAGACGTCGAGTTCGCCACGCTCTCCAAGAGGCAGTGGCAGCCCAAGATCCCGACCTACTCGCGTGACCCCCGCAGGGAAGCGAGCGCCAAGGTCGCGGGGAGCATCCTGAAGGACCGGATGAAGAAGCTGTCGTGGGACGATCTCCGCGACCGCTTCACCATGAACGACATCTCGCATGGCATCGCGATCATGAAGTCGTTCTGGAACGAGTCCTACTACGACGTGACGTGGATCCAGTCGTCGGACGCGATGAAGTGCCAGCAGTGCGAGCGGACGCTCAGCTCACCACGAGTTCCTTCCGGGCTCGTGAACATGCTGAGGAACGGGCAGACCGTGACGCCCGATGCGATGGAAGGGCCGCTTGACGCGATGCTCACCAACTGCCCGATGTGCACGGGGCCGCTCGCTCCGATGGACGTCGACCAGCAGGACTCCAAGGACATGTTCCAACGCCCGATGGGGGAGTACGTCCCCAAGGGCAACACCGACCTGGAGATCGTCTCGGCCTTCGAGTACTACCCTCAGAACGCGGGGATCTACGTCAACACCAACACGATCAAGCAGCACGGGGTGTGTAAGGTCCGCTCGCTCGACTGGGTGGAAGAGCACTTCCCCTGGCTCGAAGGCAAGATCGACCCGGAGCCTCCTGAGGAGCTGATGCGGTTCCACCCCACGTTGGGGATGTGGGACTACGTAGGCAGGTTCCACCCGACGCTCGACTCGGGCATGTTCGACTGCCACGTCCGGGTGTTCGAGATGTACGCTGAGCCCTCCTACCGCTACCCCGAGGGACGGAGCATCATCGTCATCGGCAGGCAGCAGGACGTGATCGCCGTCAACGAGCCGTTGGTGGTGAGCATTCAGGACGAGACCACAGGCGACAAGGTCTCCGTCCCCAAGGTCTGCTTTGGCGTTGCGGTGTGGAAGGAGGTCGAGGACGTCCTGTGGGGCAGGAACCTCCCGGCTGACATCATCTCCCCGCAGAACCGGCTGAACGGGATCGACTCCCAGACGGTCGAAGCCAGGGAGCGGATGGGCTCCCCCAATCTCATGATCCCCGAGGATGCGGACCTGCAGGGTCCGGAGTACGACGCCTCCTACGGGGTGGGCAAACTGTTCCGCTACCAACCCTCTGTGGTGGTCCCCGGTGCGAAGCCCGAGGTGTTCGGCTCAGTGCTGATGCCTGCAGGGGTGAACGAGGAGCGGCAAAGCGTCGAGAGTTCCATCACCAAGATCATCGGGCCAGCCGACATCGAGATCGGAGAGGCGCCCAGGAACGTCACCACCACGAGCGGGCTCCAGATCTTGGGAGAGCAGGCTGAGCGGAGGCGTGCGACCCGTGAGCGCTCGCTGACCAGCGCTTTCCAGAAGATCTGGGAGCACCAGATGCAGATGTTGTGGGTGCTCCGGATCGACGAGGACACCTACGAGGAGACCTCTCCTGATGGCTCGTGGGAGCTGAAGCAGTACAACCGCGACTCGATCGCCGGACACACGCGGGTGGAGATCGAGAAGCAGGCCTACATCGACAGGTCGATCGTCCTCCGGGAGGCTTCTCGTGAGGCTCAGGTGGACGGGCTCTACGGACCACCGGCGCTCTTCTCTCCGCTGGTCAGGAAGAAGCTGTTGGAGCTGCGGGGGCTGCCCACCGACGTCAACGAGGAGTCCAACCTGCAGATCGACCACGCGAAGCGGACGTGGGTGGACTTCGTCGATGACGGCAAGATCCCCGTGATCGACCAATCGGTGGACGACCCCAACATCAACTTCCAGGTTCTGGGCGCGCAGTTCAAACAGGACGAGGGGCTCAGGCTGTCGGAGGAGCACGGCTGGTTCGCCATCGTTGGGGACTTGTCTGGGTGGAAGGACGACCTTCTTCGTCTGCAGCAACAGGACATGATGATGCGGCAGATGTACGTCAACGAGGAGCAGGCCCCCCAGATCTACGGACAGCTGACGATCGCCTATCAGGACGCCAAGGCTGCCTTCGAGCAGGCCAAGCTCCAGCCGCCGCCGACCGTTCCTGGGATGCCACCCGAGCAGCAGCAGCTTCAGGAGCCACAGCCTCCACCGCCTCCCGTGTTCGCGCCGCGCCAGATCGAGAAGCAGATCATGCTGGTCTGGGCGCAGCTGCTGAAGCGGACCGACTCGATGCAGAAGTGGGCCGAGGCGGAGGGAATGAAGCAGCTCAAGAGCCCGGAGGAGATGGTCCAGAAGATGGAGAACTACCTCCGCTTCCGGGCGTACTTCGAGGGCTTCGGCGTGTTGGGGGGAGCGGCTGCTCCCACTCCTGGGAGTCTCCCGGAGGGTGTCGTTCCACAGCCGCCCCAGACTTCGCCACCGCAGCAACCGGGGGCGCAGCAAGGTGGGCCTCCTCCAACCTCTGGAGCTGCAGCCAGCCCGCTCCCCCCAAGTCCACCGGTTGGCCAGTGAGGTAGCGAGATGATGAACCCATCTGGGCTCAGGAGGGCGATGATGGCGGCAGCTGACGCGGAGAAGAAGAAGAAGCCGGTTGCCCCGACGTCAGCCGACGTTGCACGGCGTGGTGCGATCAACAGCGGTGGCTTCGAGGGAGAGCAGGCCCGTGCGCAGGCTGCGCGGGAGAAGGCCACCGGAGCCGCTGCCGCTCAGGAGCGGGCGGCAAACGAGGGGTCCTACGCAGGGCTGGGGCTCGCTGACCGGGCGGCAGCCGAGCGGCTGATCCGGAGCGGCGAGGCGAAGACCCAGGACGAGGCTGCGGGGATCATCAAGAAGCGGAAGGCCAAGCCGACGACTGCGGGGGCGCAGGCGAAGGCGCTGGAGAAGCCATGATGATGGACATGCCCGACGAGACGCTGCCCACGGCATCGCTCCAGGCGAACGCGCTGGAGTCGCTCGCACCGGACTCCGAGATCAAGCGCATGGAGAAGATGCTCGCGCAGCAGGCTGCGAACGCAATGCAGCCTCAAGGTGAGGAGATGGGTGAGGCTCCAGACGCCGACGAGCCGCTATCGCTGGAAAAGCTGATGGCGAGCGGCGAAGAGCCCGACATCTACGACTGATGCCGCACACCCACGAGTGTCCGCTCTGCGACTCGAAGTACAGCTGCAGCGACCTGGGCTGTGAGGAGATGCCCATCAACATCTGTGAGGAGTGCATGAAGGGCATCGACGAAGTTCCTGCGGAGGAAGTCGTTCATTGAAGCTCATCTCCTGTACGAAGTGTGGGGCGAGACGGATTGGCCCCAAGAACGACAAGCACCCCAAGGGTGCGCCCGTCGTGATGGCCTTTTTCAGCAGCCCTGGCGCGATCGTCATGAAGTGCCACCGCTGCACGCACGCGATGAAGCTCACGGCAGTCGAGTTCCACCGTCTACCGGTGTTGACTGCTGGGGAGCTGGAGGACCTTGGCTTCTCTAGCCAGCTTGCTGTACAGTAGTCCGAACTTGAACGGGTCTACCCCGTGAGAGGAACCAGATGCCTGACGATTTCGAGCCTGACGTAGCGGGTGGCGGCGAGCCAGCGGGTGACGAGCCCGTTGTCGACGAGACCTCTACCCCTGAGGGGGAACCGGCTGAACCCCAGGGTGACGGTGCTGCCGAGGACACCACTTCTGACGTAGACGATCAGCAAGGTTCAGAGTCGACCCCTGCAGCAGGCCGCAGCGCGAGACTCCAGAAGCTCCTGGCGAAGTACGGTGGGGACGAAGACCAGATGGTCGACGCCTACTTCGAGCAGGCCAACTCGATGAGCGAACTGAAGCAGAAGTTCGACGAGCTGGCCGAGAAGTTGACCCAGAAGCAACTGACCCCCGAGGAGGAGGCGAGGCAACTCGCTGAGGACCCGGACGTCAAGGAGATCGGTGTCGAGTTGGCAAACCTCGACGCTGAGATCAAGGATTACGGAGCACGGGACAAGCAGCTGGTCTCCGAGTACGGTCAGTTGGAGACCACGATTCAGGCTCTGACGGCGAAGTTGGAGTTCGCCCCGGACGACCTGACGAAGATGGAGCTGAAGCGAGAGATCGCGGAAGCCAAGCGTGAGCAGAAGGACGTGGCGCGAGACTGGCGTTCCAACCAGTCTGCTCTGCGTAACAGCAATCGTCTTCTGCAGAGCGCCATCCGGGACTACCGTGAAGCGGAATCCAAGGCCAAGGCGAAGAGGGAACAGGCAAAGAAACTGGAGTGGGACCAGAAGGCAGACGCAGCAGCGACGAAGAAGGACTTCTCCGATTCGATCCGGGCCGAGGCAGCCGCGTACGGCATCGAGCAGAAAAGCTCGAAGTACTCGATGATCCAGCAGGCGATTCAAAACCGGCTGGTGACCTACCTCCGCTCGCTTGGCGAAGAGGCTGAGGGGATCGACATCCCCGAGGCTGTCGGGCTCCTGTTCAAGGAGTACGCCGAGGGCATGGGCCACAAGCGTCGTGGACGTGCTCTCGCCCAGGCAAAGGACGCGACTCGGTCGAAGCCCCTTTCTCCTGACCTGAAGGCGACTGATCCGAAGGCTCCACCCAAGGACAAGACCGGCAACTACTGGGACCCCAAATTCGTCCGGGAGCGGGCGAAGCAGATGTTGGGGTAGTTGCTGTCGGTCGGGTGAGGTTCTCTCATGGCTGGTGAGTTCCAGAACGCTGGGGTGGCGATCAAGACCGTTTACCCCACGAAGGCCCTGGAGCCGATGATCAACGAGGAGGCCCCGTTCCGGGCCAAGCTCTCCAAGAGCATCCCCGCTGGTGGAAAGGTCTCCGAGGGGGACGTCAAGTTCAACGGCATCCTGGCGCTGCCGCAGAACGTCGCACAGATCCAGGACGGTGACGACCTGCAGGACGCGGGCGAGCGGTCGGAGGTGCAGTTCAACCTGCGGCCGACGATCTTCACGGCCACCATGAACATCGGGTGGCTGACCCGCAAGGCGATCAACAGCAACAAGAGCGGCTTCAACGGCGGTGAGGTTCGTCGCCGCACCGAGGAGACGGTCGGCAACCTGGGCAAGTTCATCGAGTCGCAGTACGTGGGCTCGTACGGGAACGGCTCGCGTGGCTTCGTGGAGACGAGCGCTGCGGGTTACCTGCAGCTGCGGCTCCCGGAGACGACCAAGCTGGTTCGGCAGGGGATGAAGGTCTCCGTCCGCGTCAGCACCAACATCGCCACCGTTCGGCACGCTTCGCTCGACGGCATCCGTGTGTCGAGCGTCAACCCCGACACCCGGCGCATCACGCTGACCGGCGTGGCGGACCACACCGCAGGCGGCACCGTCGTGGCCGACGACCAGATCATCGTCACCACGAAGGCCTCGCAGGTGATCACCAACGTGTTCGCCAACTCGCTTCGTTCGCTGATCGACGATGGCACCGTGGCGCAGTACATCCACGGCGTCGACCGCACCACGGCGGGCAACGAGAAGCTGAAGTCCTACGTGGACTCCAACGGCGGAACGCCGCGTGATCTCACCGAGCAGATCCTCATCAAGGCCAACCACGCCATCCGCGAGGGCGTGGGCAAGCGGCCCACCGACATGTGGTGCGGGCCTGGGCAGTTCCAGAAGTACATCGACTTCGTGGCTCCGGACCGGCGCCGCGCGGTTTCGGGCGGGACGTACGACAAGTCCACCGGCTACAAGTCGGAGGACGAGTTCGTGCACTACGCGCCCGGTGTCGCGCTCCGCATGAACCTCAGCTTCGACGTCATCCCCCGCGAGCTGTTCCTGATCTCGTGGGACACCATGTTCCACTACCTCGCGCAGGAGATGCAGTGGGTCGACGACGACTCGATGCTGCACCTCGCGCTGGGCACCTCGGGCGCCAGCTACCGTGCCCGGTGGGACAGCTTCATGTCCTCGATGGAGAACATCGGCTGCGACATGCCCTCGGCCAACGGAGTGATCCGCGACCTGAAGGCACCGGACATCGGCGACGTCTAAGCATCTCGGGTAGGGCACGTGGGGGCGAGAGATCGCCCCCGCAACCCAGCGCTAGGGCTGGGTAACTCGAAAAGGAACAGGACATGAGCGTTCATCGCAGGCACATCGGGTTGGGGGCCGTCTCCCCCAAGAAGCTCTCCGCCGTTCTGCGCAACGGCAAGTACATCGAGGAGTACTTCAACTACCAGCCTCGCTGCACCGCGCCGAACGGCTACTCGGATCCCAGCGGGGTCGACACGGAGACGTTCCGGGTCCACCTCAAGAACGGTGGCAACCTGCTGGGGACGTACATCGGAACGGGTACGCAGCTCGCTCCGAAGCTCACGGCTGGCGTCTTCGAGATCTCGCTCGACGAGGCCGCGAGCGACGGCGTCGAGTACAACCCCGTCAGCGAGCTGGGCGTGGGTGTTGCCTACGGGCAGCACGTCCTCACTCGTGGTGCGCAGCCTGCGCACTTCATTCGGGCGAAGCTGAAGGTGGTGGACGTCTCGGAGATCTCCTACTGCGCGGTCGGCTATCGCAAGGCGGGAGCGGTCGTGCCGGTGTTCGACAACTACACAGACGCGGCCATCATCAAGCTCGACTCGGGTACGGTGAAGATCGACACGATCACCAACAACGCAGCGACAGCGACTACGACTACCACGAAGACCGTGGCGGATGGAGTGGAGTTCGAGCTGAAGGCGGTGCTGGAGAAGTACGCAGTGCGCTTCTTCTGCAACGGGAAGGAGTACGGCTCCAAGTTCGCCATCTACTCGGGTGTCACCAGCGTCATCCCCATGCTGTTGGTGTTCCAGAAGGCTGCTGGCGCGGGGTCGGTGGTCAGCTGCTCCGAGCTGGAGGTTGGCTTCCTGGACGACGTCGACGACCACAGGATTCTCTGAGGAGAGAAGTTGTGGATCTGGCTAGCTGGGCGGATGGGATCGACATCGAACAGGTGCCGGTAGCCCCCAGCGTGCTGCCGCGAGGCCGGGTGCAGTTGCGGGATTCGTTCCACACCGCACCCGGCTATCGCGAGATCGGGATGTTCTACTCGTGTGTCCCCGATCCGGTCTACCCCTGGGACCCGAAGGTGGTGCGGGAGATCTGGAAGTTTGCTCCCGATGCGGTGCCGATGTGGGTCCAGTGGGTTTTCATGAGTCCCCAGGAAACCGGCAACCCTGAGATCGTGGTCTTCGGGCGTCATGCGCTTGGGCGCTCGATCAAGAACCAGCGTGCGTACCTGGAGCCGTTTCGGGTGCACATGCCCACGATGCCGTGTCAGGGCCTCAAGTTCGACCGTCCAAACGACATCTGGTTCATTCATCAGGGGTTGATGGGCCAGCACCCCAAGTACAAGGATCTGCCGGGAGACTACCTCCCGTTCGATTCTGATCTCGTGAAGAAGGTGGCGGACATCTCCGAGGGCTTCAAGATGTCCGACAAGGAGTACCGCGAGCGTCTCGAAGACGTGATGATCAAGCAAGTCGTTGGTCGAGAGATGCGGCGGGTGATCCACAACAGGTTGGAGAAGGCGTACGCACGCAAGCAGGTCTTGAACTACGTGGACCGGCAGTACGAGAAGGTCTCGGAGAACGAGGCGCGTGACTACTACCTGGGGCGTGGACGACGTCGGGAGCGGAAGCCCTTTGTCGATGTGGGGTCTACCCCCACAAGGAGATGAGCATGGCGTCCCCAGCACAGCCGTACATTCCGAACTTCGGGTACAAGCCGCAGGCGTTCACCGTCCACAATCCCTCTCCAGAGGCGGTCAACGTGCGGTGGGCGGGACTCGCGTTCACGGTCCCTCCTGCGGACACGCTCTCGCACAAGCCGGGGAAGTACGACGATGGTGGGGTCATCCCTGGAACGCTTTCCCTGGAGGACGCCTACAGCTTCGGGCCGGATGGGAACCTGCCGAACCCTGGTGCGCCGCCCAACTGGTTCGCAGCCGAGGCGGTCAGGAACATGTTGGGGATCGACTCGCAGGGGATCGCGACGAGTCCCTACGCGAAGCGAGGGCTCAGCGTGCTGCCTCCAAACCCGACGCGGGCGCAGGTGGCAGAGATCGCTGCGGCTGGGATGAAGCGCTACCACCAGTTCCTGGTGGACTGGGCGCAGTACACCGTCATGGCGTGGGCGGACTCGGCGGAGCGGGCTCGGCGTGCGGGGGTGGCGGCGGTGCCTCCGGGACGGGACTACTACAAGGCCGAGATCATCATCAAGAAGCACAACGAGGAGATGAAGAAGATGCTGGGGTACGTGCCTCAGCAGGCTGAGCAGGAGATCGCGGACGACGACATCGAGTTCCAGGCCTACGCCATTGCTGAGGCGATGAAGATCGCCAAGACCGTGGCAGACGACAAGAACGTGAGCAGCGCTGAGCTGGCCGAGAAGATGATCGAAGACCCCAAGATCCGGCAGCAGCTGATGAAGAAGTACCGCATCCGCAGGGTGGGTCATCTCGACGTGCCCACTGTTGGGGCCGAGGGAGAAGACCCGCAGTAAGGGGGTGGGGTGCCGTACGCTCTCGTCGATGATCTACTCAGGGACGTTGCGAGCCACTACGATGACACCGATGCGACGGCATTCGTGTTGCCGACGTCCAAGCTCAACCGCTATCTCCATTACGTTCAGCGGACGCTCGACGAGATCTACAACTTCAAGCCGTGGCCCTGGAAGATGGCGTACAAGACGTTGCAGTTCAACGTCAGCCCAGCGAACGGCAGGGAAGCTGCGGTCCCCAAAGACTTCGCCAATGTAGGACCGAACGGAGCGCTGTTCGACCCACGGGGAGAGCCGTGGGCCGAGATCTCGTTCCGGGACATGATCGCGCTCCACGCCAGTGGCTCTGGCCAGTCGAACCACCTCTTCGCGGTCGGGAGAAGGCAGGCGGACGCTTCTGCTGCGGTAGGGGATGGTGGGATCAAGAACGCCGACTCCAGGGGCCTGCTGATCCCGGATCCCAACCGAACCGACGTCTTCACGCTGTTCTACGAGACGTCACCGCCCAAGGCTGCACTCGGGGCGGTCATCCCCATCCCCGAGTCGATGCACAACGCTCTGCTGTTGGGGACGGTGGCGAAGCTCCAAGAGGGAAAGGCTGATCCACGAGACATCTGGCGGGCGGAGTACGTGACTGCGCTCTCCAAGCAGGTTGCTGCGCTCATGCCGTTGACGTCGAGGATGCGGCAGATGCCGATGACGACAGGGAGGCGAATGTGGTGAAGAAGGTTCTTGCAGGGCTGGCACTCCTGCTGCTGGCTGCGCATCCGGTGGGAAGCGCAGAGGCGGTCCAGAGCGCGTTTGCCTACAACATCGACGTCGATTCAGCGACGGTCACGTACTTCAAGCACGTCGGTCAGAATGGGTCTCCCTTCGGAGGCTCGATCCTGGGGCCGGGGACCATCAAGACCACGGGCTCGTCGACTACTGTTGCGGAGGCGGTGGCAGGGAGCAACCCCTTCACCGACATCGCAGTTGGTGATGTTCTCGAAGTGGCGCCGATCGGCACCAGCGGGCGGAGAACCTACCTGCGGGTGGATGCCCGAGCGAGTGCTGCCTCCATCACGGTGGACACCGCAGTCGATCTTGGGACCGGAGTGGCGTGGCGCTACTGGAGGCTGCAGTCTGGGACCACAGTCAACGATGGGTGGTTTCCTGTCAGCGGGGCAACGAGCGTCACGATCGGGGTCTACTGGGTCCAAGGAGATCTCGATGCGTTGCAGGTGATCTGGCAATGCAGGAGCGCAGCTCCAGGATCGAAGCCAATGCAGGTGTTCCCAGGGCTCACCTCGGAGTGCGGCTTGGGGGGCAGTGCTGCGACGGTTCCCGGCTTCTGTACCTATCCGGTTGCGCAGGTGGGCCAAGCGACCGCGACGACAGTGCAGATCGTCTTCGGCAACTACTCGGAGTGCCGCGTGGGCTTGAAGTACACGACGACTGACACCAGCGATGCCGGGGCCAACCTGGAGAAGGTGATGGTCACCGTCGACACTTCGCGGAGCACTCCATGAAGCGGGCCGCAGTTGTAGTGAGCCTGCTGCTTGCAGCAGCTCTCAGCTCATCACAGGTCCGTCCGATTCCGCCTGCTGATGTAGTCCCAGCGGCAGGGCCTGCAACTGCGCCGGTGGTGCCTGCTGACTTCACTGCCCCGACTTGCAACATTACTGCCCCAAGCACGGGTCCGGTGGCTGGGTTGTCTACCGTCGTCAGCGTGACTTCGACGGATGCTCTCAGTGGGGTGAAGAAGGTGACCTTCGCTTGGGTCTACTGTGCTGCGGTTGGAGCATGCGACCAGGTTCCTCCGAACGTGGAAGTGCAGACGGACTTGGTCCCGAACCCAGACACGACAGGCTCACCCTACACGTCGACCTGGACCTTTCCTGCATGTGGTCCATACCCTAACGACAGGTTCATGATCGTGGCCTACTGTGAGGACAACGGGGGGAACATCGTGCGGGTACGGGTTGACGACTTGCGGTTGACGGGGAGGGGATGTTGAGAAAACTGGTAGCTGGGCTCTTCTTGCTGGCGGCTCCTGCTGCTGCGCAGGTTTCCTCCATCCCTCCGCAGTCTTCTTCAGCTGGTGTAGGGACTGAGGCGGTTCACCTGACCCAAGCCTGGACGGCACCTGCGTACGGTTCCGAGCTGGTGACGAATGGCACCTTCACTGGCAGCGCGACTGGGTGGACGCTCGGTGGTGGAGGGGGCGCACCGGACTGGGCCTACGCGGCAAACGCTGTCTCACACACGAGCGGCGGCGGAACGGCAACGCTCACGCCTTCGACGCCAATCGTTCCATCGGTCGGGACCGACACGTTCTACATGATCACCTTCACCCTCTCTTCGGTGACGAGTGGAACGCTGACGGTTAGCTTCGCTGGAGGTTCAGCGACCTACCGCGACAGTGGGACCTACGACACCTTCTTTGGTGTGGCCTCCACTGCCAACTTAGCATTCACTCCAACGAACGACTTCGCTGGGACCATCGACGACATCTCGGTCAAGACCGCGACGAAGGCCAGCTCGGCGTTCAGCATCCCGCACAACACAGGGTCTGATGGCATTGTCGAGCTGCGGTCGAAGGGAAACGACCTCTACTTCGGAGCGTGGTCTGCCCCATGGGCAAACGCGAACACGTACTGGAACGTGACCCTCGGGTGGGGCGCTGGATTCAACTTCGGCGGCGGCGGGCCAGCGGTTCTCAACCGCGACAACGTCTGCATCGGCACCGACTCCTGCAACTGGTCGAGCCGCCTCAACGACAGCGTCTTCGTTGGTGCCTTCGCAGGCAGGTTGGTGTCGGGCAACAGCGCGAACAACACGGCAGTCGGATCTGGCGCGCTTCAGCTCTACCCCACCGGAGCCATCGTGAATGGCGACACGATGATCGGCACCAGCACGGGGCAAAACTGGAATTCGGACAACAGCACTTGCGTGGGATACAACAACTGCATAACCGGCACGGCTCTCAACAATGTCACCGTGCTCGGCTACAACATCACCCCCGTCACCGCCAACACCGCAGTCGTTGGCAACGGGAGCACCACCGATGTGTGGATCGGGGATGCTGACGGCTCAGGTGCTGCAGCCGCGAAGCTCCACACCAAGGGCATCGAGGACACGGGTACCACGTTTGCCTCGCTCGGGACTCCAGCGAACGGGACGCTGATCTACTGTTCTGACTGCACGATCGCGAATCCTTGCGCCGGAAGTGGTACTGGTGCGTTCGCCAAGCGTCTCAACGGCGCCTGGGTGTGTAACTAGTGACAGAGGACATCTTCCGGGTGCTGGTGAAGGAGGAGGGGATCAAGCTCGATCCCTATCGCGACCACATGGGCTGGTGGACGATAGGCATCGGGCACCTGATCGACCGCAGGAAGGGTGGTGGGTTGCCTCCGTGGGTGAAACCCAGCTTCCCAATCACTCAGACTGAGGCCGAGGAGATGTGCCGTGACGACATCGCCACGATGGGGGTTGGGCTGAAGAACCAGCTCCATTGGTGGGAGAACACGAGCGACGTCGCCAGGAGCCTGCTGGTGCTGATGGCCTTTCAGCTGGGGGTTGGTGGAGTTCTTGTCTTCAAGCGGATGCTGGAAGCTGTGAAGGGTGGGGATTTCGATCTTGCGGCGAAGGAGATGCGGGACAGCGCGTGGTGGCGGGTGCAGACACCACAGCGTGCTGAGCGCATGGCGCAGGCGATGGAGACGCAGTCGCTGAGGGGGTTGCTCTAATGCCTTTGGGTGGAAGTATCGCGTATGGGGGCAACCTGCTGGGTGGAACTGCAAGCGCTCAGCAGACTCCCCCGCAGATGCCACGGCCTCAACGTCCGATGGACCCGAACAGCCAGATGGGGCAGTTCAAGCAGAAGGGCCTGCAGGGAGGCCAGCGTGGGCTTCGTCGTCCACGCGCGAGACAGCAGGCGGATGCGTTGTCGCAGCAAGGAAGGCCCCCGCAGCAGGTGACGGATGCTCTCATCAACATGTTGGGGTTCGACGTGAACGACCCGATGTTGAGGTTGAACCCGAGGACAGGGCGTAGGGTCTGATGGCGCACAGCGATCCGTACGAGGACTGGAAGGAACAGGGCAGGCCCGGTGGCAGCTACGAGGCGTGGCTTAGCGGGCAGACGACTGCCGCGACGGATGCTCCACAAAAACAGAACATCGCCCTACCTCAGACGGCTCAGCCTGCTGAGCAGAAAGCGGGGATCGGTGGCCCAGGCTGGAACGAAGACTTCGACCAAGCATGGGCGCGGCGCGTCCTTGACAACTCTCAGCTCAAGGATGCGTTCGGGCTCTCCGACACCTCGTCGCTGCGTGACGAGGAAACACGCAGGCAGATCAACCGGTGGCTTCGTGAGCACCGTGGAAGCGGAAGCGATAGCAGCCCTGCCGCAGCTGGAGCGACGACTGCAGCTGCAGCGGTTCCTGCTGCTGGCAAACCAGCTAGCACAACTGGCACAGGAGCTGGGGCGAAAGCACCGACTCAACCCACCGGCACGACGGGGAAGGCTACCGTCGTTTCTGGAAAGGAGACAGCAAGCGCTCAGCAGGCTCCAAGCTCGGGTCACCTCATTCTAGGTGGGGTTCGCCCGCCAATGGGACTCGTCTACGGGAACACGGTGGTGCCTGCGGCAGGGGGCTCGATCCCTGCGCTCCAGGGACCCTGGTGGCCGTCGTATCCTCCAGGGAATGCCGCTAAGCTAGCGGTTCGACCGGGTACTGCATCAGCGCAAGCTGCAGCCCTGACTGAACAAAGGGGGACGTGATGCGGAAGAGAACGTGGGTGTTCGCGTGGGCCTGGACGGTCGGGGCCACTCTAATTACGGGGTGCAGCACCGGGGGGCATCCGCAGCCTCCGCAACCCCCGGAGCCTCCGCCGCCGACACCGCAGTGCAGTGAGGGGCAGAGCTACAGCTGCTGGCACCGTCCTCCTGGGAACGAGTGGCTCTACGCCTGTCCGGTCTACAACTCGGCTGGACAGGTGGTGGGGATCCTGAACGTCGCGGGCGGGCCTGCGCAGTGCCCGAAGCCGCCGACTGAGCCTCCGGTGGAACCTCCGGTTCCTCCGCCTTCTGGGAACTACTTCCTTGACGACGAGGCACTGTCGGTCGTGGGGCCTGCCTCCAAGAACACCTGGAACAAGACGTGGGAGGCGCTCCAACAGTGGAAGGCTGCGAACCAGGACAAGTTCCGAAACGAGAACTGCCTCAAGGCGGGAGGAGCGGGGATCGACGATGCCTACGACGGCATCGGTGCGCTTCTTCGGTCGAAGGGGTCCGACGCAGGACAGTCGATCGACGACGGCGGAAAGAAGTCGGACTGCATCTTCGTCAACGACTCGGGGAACGTCTACGAGGAGAACCACCTGTTCGAGTACGGGGGTGGGTGCTACTCGACGTCGAGCAGCTCGATCAAGAACGCATGGCGATACTCCGGTGGTGGAACGACTCCGCCGCCTGTTCAGCCTCCGCCGAGCAGTGGAGACTGTCCGCACCAGCCCTGTCCGATCCACGAGTGGACTCAGGCGACGTTGCCACCGGGATGGGATCCTGCGCTCGTGGGCTCTCCTGCGGGACTGATGAACTGCAACCCGCATGGCTCGGGAGCTGACAAGGACTGCACACCGCTCGCGCAGCGGCAGGAGCCATTCTGCGCAGCGATCGGCATGAGTCCCTATGCGGACGGTCAGCCAAGAAACGACTGCCCCATGAGACCGGACGGTCACCCGGAGCGGCTCGACATGGAGCTGTGGTTCCTCTACGGAGGCTGGAAGCGGGAGGGAAGGAACGGGCAGGACTGCACTCCCGCGAAGTCGGAGAGCCAAGCCTCGATCCTGAACGGGACCGGAAACTGCCGCATGTGCAACGCCAAGGGCACCATGTGCTCACCGTGGTTCTGAAATGCTCGACGACGATTCCATCCCTCCAGGCAAGCTGAAGCGACGAAGTGGAGACGTGATCTCTGCACAGAGGATCGTCATGGCTCTTCTTGCGTCGACGCCACTGACGATTCCTGGGGTGGTCAAGGGAGGGCAGATGGTCCTCGACATCCACACGCAGTGGATCGAGATGCAGAAGGACCACGAGCGGCTGCACGAGATCGAGAGACAGCTCTCCGTTGCGGACCCGCACGAGAAGCGGTTGGACTCGTTGGAGCGGTGGAAGTGCGTCCTAGGGTGGGATCCTCCGAAGACTCGGCTCAGAGGGAACACGGCGCAGTGCCATGATGGGCAACGCGATGCCGATCAGTAAGTACGACCCGGAGTTCGGTGGGAAGCAGGGCGCAGCCGAGGAAGCACACGCCAACATGATCAAGGAGTACGGCGCGAAGAAAGGCGAGAAGGTCTTCTACGCGACGAAGAACAAGCGGAAGAAGAAACTGAAGGCGCACGCGCAAGCGGCTGCGCTGGGGGGATGAGATGGCCTACACGGGGTTCAAGAAGCTCGTCGCAGAGGGCGTCCCTCCGGGCGCCGCTGCGAACATCGGACGCAAGAAGTACGGCAAGGAGAAGTTCCAGAAGGCTGCGGCGCAGGGCAAGAAGATGAAGGGCATGAAGCCGAAGAGCAAGGCTCATGCTCAAGCCAGCGCGCTGGAGGGAATGTGAGCACAGTCGGTGTGGGCAGCGGCTACAACCCGCTGTCGGTGTGGCAGGACCCCAACGGGGTACGCAAGTTCTCCAACGCGAAGCTGCAGAGCGCCATCGACGACGCCATTGCAGCTTCGGGGGACTCGCACTTCGTCGCGGTTGCGCATCAGGTCTACAACCAGAACGGTGACCAGATCGAGAACGTGACGAAGGTCTCGCTCCTGGTCAAGCTCGACAGCGCAGGCAAGTTCTCGATCGCTGCTGGCGGATACAAGGACTGGACGAAGGGTGATCTGGGCGCCGAGGCCAAGGTCATCTGGAAGCCGTTCTAAGGGAGGACACGATGTCAGACGTCAAGCTCAGCAAGGACTACAACCCCTGGATTTCGTTGTGGAAGGGACTGCAACCGCTCCTGGTCACGGCGGTGGTAGGAGCGCTCACGACCTACGTCCAGAACCTGGATGTGGCGACTGCGGTTTCGCTGGGTCTCCCTGTGGGGATCGCGGCTTTCTTGGTTCCAGCGTTGAAGAACTTCCTGAAGAACCGCAACAACTGAGATGAAGCAGCCCCGTCAAGGTCGGACGTTCGAGCGTCTCAACGGTACGGACGGGTTTGCCTGGGGAGGGATCGCCACCAAGGTCGACCCTGCAGGCAACCCGCCGGAACGCCCCCGAGACACCGTCAACGTCCGTCATCAAGGCGGGGTCATCGTCTCGCGGCCTTCGTTCAGGGGGGACGGAGTCTTCATCCCCCTGATCCCGATCCACTACCTGAAGACGCCGAGTGCTTCTGAGAACCCACCGTTCGTGGTGACCAACCGTGCGCGGTGGGTTCCGCATTGGCTGGCCGAGCACAACAATGCTGCCGGGGTGAGGCTGTGGTGCATTGCTGAGGCAGCGGTGCCCAACGACTTCGCTCGGATCATGTTCATCGACACCGATGCGGACCTGTGCGTCCAGACGCTGGCCTCGATCAGGCAGCAGCAGACTGGGCATACCTTTCCGATCGAGAAGTTCGACAACGAGATCTACTTCGGGGACATCAACGGGCTCAGGAAGCTCTACTTGATCCCGTCGCGGGAGGGAGACAACTCGCCTCCGATCGACACCGACCAGATCGCGGACGACGTGATCGTCTCCACGCCAGGGTTCCGGGTGGCGGCGCTGCAGAGCCATGCTGGGCTTCTGTTCTTCGCCATCGCAGGCTCGCCCGTGGGGGAGATCTACGCCTGGGATGGTCAGAGCGTGGGGTTGGAAGTCGCGATGGTGGGCAGCTCTGGCGACGTGGGCTGCCACATGGCGGTCTACAAGGACACCCTCGTCGTTGCGGTTCGGGACTACATCGGGGCCGGGCAGGGAGCCTTGCTCGTCAGAGACGCGACAGGAGCATGGACGACGCACACGCTCGCGAGCTTCAACGTCTCACGCTACCCCAACAGCATCGTCGAGTACGGGAACCTGCTTTACGTCGTGGATGGGGCTGACCAGATCCATACCTGGGATGGGAGCAACATCGCGTTGGCCCACACGCTTCCGCTGGGGTCGAGCGCGTTGAACGTGATCGCGAAGTTGGGGAGGCGGCTCTACTTCCCCTACAGCGACGGCTCTCAGATCGAGCTGGGCTACGTCGACGATCTCGACGCAGCAGGCTTCATCGACATCGGCACGCGGGATCCGGTTCGGGCAGACACCTTGCCGCCTGTGGCCATGTCGCACTACCGGGGTAGGTTGTGGATCTCCTTCGATGGTGGTGCTGGGGCAGCGCTTGTCATGTGGCACTCCCAGCAGTTCATGCCCTTCTCTGGCTGGCAGTCATTTGGGGATGATCAGGCCTTCACGGATGAATCCATCTCCTACCTGATCACCAACATGAGGAGCCTCTAGTGTACGCAGTCGGAGTCACCGCTTCAGTGGAAGCCAACATCATCACGGGAGGCGGTGGAGTCTACCTCGTTGGCCAACAGGACGGTGGCTGGGGGAGGCTCGGGGCGGGCTGCGTCGACCAGAAGGAGGGGCTTGGGCAGAACCGTGGACGTTGGTTCTCGCCGCTCCCGTTCGGAGTGGCTCCAACGGGAGAGTACCCCTCTGTTGTCACCTACAACGGGCGCACCTACGTCTGTGGTGGGTACTCCTACCAGATCGTCATCGACGAGCACCACAGGATCTGGAAGCAGGGGATTCGCGCGCCCGAGGCAGCACCGGCGATCACTGGGGCGGCTGGTGCGACCAACATCGCGTACCTGTCGTGGTGGGACGAGCTGACAGGAGAACGCAGCCCGCTCAGCAAGGGGTTCGCCATCGGAGATGCTGTTCCGAGAACCTGGAACACCCTGCCCATCGCACCGCCTGACGACGTCTTCATCGGCAACGAGCTGATCACGGCGGATCTTCCCTATGGGACTGGCAGGACGAAGCCCTTGGCGATCCGCTATCCCTACGGCGGAAAGATCCGTCAGCTGCGTGGAGGTGACCGCTACACTCTGACTGGGACGACGGTGGGCATGGTCGTCTACCCAGGCTGCGTGGACGATGCTGTGGCGCCTGCGCCTGGGCCGACCGAGCCGGTGATCCTGTGCGACCCGTTTGGTGAGGTCAGCGCGCTGCAGACAGGGATCACGGTCTACCCCGTGTCGCGGCCGACGCATCTGGAGTTGTGGCTGGCGATTGCCGGAGACCTGCCACGGCTGGCGATGCGGGTGCCTGCAGGAACGACGACCGTCGTCGAGAGCAAGGGCATCGCTGATCTTGGGGAGGCGTTCATCACCCAGTTTCAACGCTTCCCTCGCTGCTCGATGAACGCCATCTACCATGACCGTCAGATCGTGGCTGGTGACCTGGAGAACCCGGACACCGTCTACTTGAGTGCCCTCTACCAGCCTGAGCGCTTCGAGGGGCTCAGCTTCCGGACTCGGGATGGGAAGGCGGTCACAGGGCTGTTGGCGACGAGGGACTTCTGCCTCGTCACCACGCGCAGCGGTGCGTACATGCTGCAGGGGTACACCGACAACGACTACACCATGAACCCCATCGACCAGTCGATCGGGGCGGTGGGGCACCACTGCAACATCCTGATCCACGGGAACCCGTACGTGTGGAGCGAGAAGGGGCCGTACATGTACAACGGCGGTTGGCACCCGCTGAGCCCTGAGAACCGCTGGGTGCCTCCGGTTGGTGGGGACAAGATGATCGCCACCGAGGACCCCTACTACAACACCTACATCGTGTCGCAGGGCTATCGGGCGGCGAAGGCTTTCAACGAGCCGTTCGCGACGTGGAAGGAGTCGGGAGCGTTCGAGGGGCTCTACGACCCGGATCTGGTTTCCCCAACTGAGCTGCCTGAGCTGTTGAAGTACTTCGCGGTGCTTGACTACACTCTGGTGCAGCCGGAGACGGGTGGAGCTGTGCAGCCCGCGCGGTTGGGATGGGACTCGGGGCAGGCCTGGATCTTCCCCAACGAGAGCCCTCCGGACAGCTTGCTGCTCGATGACGAGGTCTTCATGAAGTACCTGCGGAACAGGTACGGCAGGGGCAACCTCTATCGCATCATTGGGAACAGGAAGAGCGAGTACGTCGCTGCGGACTGGCTCGATGATCCTCCGACGTCGCCGTCTTTCTGGGTCAGTGGGATGTTGCTGCCTGAGGCCCTGATCGAGCTGGACTTCGGACCTGAGGAGGAGAGCCAGATCATCACGGCGTTCGACTATCTGGGGGATGGTGGCGGCTACCTCATGGAGCAGAAGCAGATCAAGCGGCTCTGGTACTACATGAGGATGCTGGATGGAGCCGTGCAACTCTACGTGGGGCCTGGGCCGGGGTACTGGGGGAGCCGGATGTACCCAACCACTGCCCCTGCAATCGTCAACACGGTGACCTTCGTGAACGGGGAGTACCGAGACGGGGTGGTTGAGGCCCCACACGCCGACGTCATCATGCCGCTTCTGCCTCAGAACTTGAGCGGGCGGGGGATGTGGCTCAGGCTCCGAGGGACGAAGCTGTTCTTCTGTGGGTACGGGGTCGAAACGATCTGGGGTTCCGAGGTGATCAACACTCTCGCCAGCCCTTGAGGGTGTAGACTTTAGAGGGTTTCCGATGCCTTACGGCTATACGAACGATCAGTGGAACTCGATGTCGCAGGCCGACCGCACGGCAGCGAGCCAGAAGGCTGCTGGTGGTGCAGGCTCCAACGACGCGAGCATCGGTGCTGCCAACACGGCTCTGAAGCAGCAGGGGCTGCCGGGGCAGTACTCCAACACCGGCTATCAGGTTCTTGGGGGGTCGAAGGCTGGAGTTGGCTCGTCCCCCTCGCCAGCTGCTTCTGCTCTGTCCAGCATCCTGGGCGGAGGCGGTGGGCCTCCGGCGACGGCGAGCCAGATGGCTCAGCAGTCGGGGGTGCCGTCTGCTGGGGGCATCGGTCTGCCGGTCGGTGGGGGGACGGTGGGCGCGGGAAGCGGAGCGGTTCCAGCTGCGGCTGGGAACTATTCCGCGACGGCGCAGCAGAACCCGTACATCGCACAGCTGATGAAGCTGTCGCAGCAGCAGTTCAACACGCCGCTTGATCGAGAAGCTGAGCTGAGCAAGCTGCGTCGAGAGCAGAGCGTTCGGATGAACGAAGCTCGGCAGGGTGGAGCGCAGGCTGGGCGCGGTGGGCTGTGGGGCTCGCAGCTGCAGGGGATGGCGCAGCAGAACGAGCAGGAGGTCGCGGGGACCATCAAGGGCTTCAACGACCGCGAGACCCAGGCGAGGAACGCGCTGCTCTCGACGATGACGGGGATCGCGGGAGCGGGCACCAGCGACATCGCCTCGCAGCTGCAGGCACAGCTTGCTGCACAGCAGCTCAACGAAAATGCGCGACAGGCGAATCTTGACTACAACGCGAAGATCGCGCTTCTTCCCTATCAGGCCCAGGCGATGCAGCTGCAGGCTGCAGCGGACCTGATGCGGTTGCTCTAGGAGGCCAGAAATGGCGACCTTCACCTCTGGCTTCAACTACCCCACGGGCCAGCTCACCGCTTCCATGCAGGCTGATGCACTCAGCGGCTCGCCGGGGTTCGACACGGGAACGGGTGGGCTGCTCAACGCCATCCTCGCGGAGAAGCGGCGTCAGCAGGCGCTCGCCATGGACGCGCAGCGTCAGGCGAAGCTCGACGCTGAGCGGCAGGCTGCGATGGCCCGCCAGGAGTCCGCGAGGCAGCAGGGAAACGCGGCTCTGGCGATGCAGCAAGGCGATCCCTACACTCAGATGCAGCGGGCGCGAAACGTCTTTGGAAGGGACTACTCCAACTTCGCTGGTGCAATCGGGGGGCCGCACGCGACCAACTACCAGCGTGCCATGCGCGAGACGATCGCTCCGATGTCGATCGGCTTTGGGAAGCTGCCGCAGTACACCGGGATCACAGATCTGGTGAACGCCAGCTCTGGCGCGAGTGCTGCTGCGGTTGAGCAGGCAGGAGCCAATCAGCGTAGCAAGGATCTGAACGCACGGTTGCAGGCCGACGCACTCCGGAGGTAGCGATGCCTGACGAGTACGGAAATCTCACTCCGGAGGAGTTGGCGAAAGAACGCCTCCGGCTCTACCAGATGGGAGTTGGTCTGGCGGGGCTGCGTCAGGGGATGCCGCACCCTGAGGGAGTAGATCTGCCTCAGCCTGATACTGCGGTGGAGTGGTCGAGTATCGGGATCCCAGGCATGACTCCCGAGCAGGCAGCGCTCGACAAGGAGATCGCACGGCGACAGCGGGAGCTGAACGCTAGAGCTGGCGCCATCAACACTGCGGAGCGCGCTGCGGGACTCGCAGGCAGAACGCGCGCGGCGCAGTCTCAGGTGGCTTCAGCTATCGGAGAGCCGTCCTCCAGGCAGCCACTCACAGCCGAGCAGGCCCTCATCGAGGGTGGGCAGTCCCCGGTGACTTCGACTGCTCCGACTGCTTCAACTGATCCTGGGGCGTTCGTTGGGCCAAAGCAGATGACGAAGGAGGTCATCACCGCAGTTCGTCAGCCGGATGGCCGGATCGTCTTCACCAATGCGACGGTCCCCATCAATGACACCGCAGCGGAGAAGGCCTACGGAGAGGGCGTTGGTGACTGGCGCTCGAAGGCTCTCGCGGAGAACGACATTCGAGCGAGGACTCAGGGGGGTCTCAACGCATCCGGGCAGGTGTCCCAGAACTTCCTGGTGGGGAACACGCCGGGCTATGGAGCGAGTCGTCAGCTTCCAGCCTTGTCGGCCAGCTTCGAGGACGTGCAACAGGAGTCCCCACTGATCCAAGACAAGTGGATGGCCAAGAAGCTGCAGGATCTGGGGCTCTCCACGCAGGAAGCTGAGCTTGGTGGACTTGGCTCGCGGAACAGGTTGATGAACGCGCAGGCTGGGCTGGCGGAGGAACAGCTTCGTCGTCAGCAGAACCCGGAGATCGCGGCGCGTGAGGTGTTGGCTCCGTACAACGTGACTCGGCAGGTCTTGGGTGAGGAGCGTGCAGCCAAGATCGAGGACGACTTCCACACCGCTGTCCGGGCACTTCAGGCGCTCGGGAAGTACGACCCGGCGGACGACATCGCGATTCGTCAGCGCATCATCGAGGCGAACACGGGGGATGCGGCCATTGCACAGCGTCTGGCAATCGCCATGGGTGGGAACGTCGCGGTTCAGGCTGCGCGGGCGCGAGGCTACTCCTACTGAGCGAGGTTTGATGCGTGGGAAGCCTTCCTCCCGACGTCAGAAAGATCCTCGAAGAACAGGGGATCATCCCGCCTGAGCAGGAGGCCCCGGAGGACCGTGGGACTCAACTACTCAAGGAGCTGGGCCTCGCTCCTGAGCCGACCGAGACCAGCATCTTTCAGCCGATCCGTACGGCGTTCGGTGCGACTCAGGGAGTTGGGGGGAAAGCGCTGGGGGTTCTCGCCCCCGAAGCCTACGCGGCAGCAGAAGCGGAGCTGCGCAAGAACCTGGGAGTCACCGAGCAGAGTCCCTGGTACAAGCAGGTTGAGGCTTCGCCGGGGCTGGGGGATGTCGGTGCGCAGCTCGTCCCGGAGTCGGTTCGGCAGAGCAGGCTGGGCACAGCACTCGGGCCGGTGGGGAGGCTCGCGGGGAACATCGCAGGCGACCCGACGACCTATACGCCGTGGGCGTTGGGGAAGCTCAGCTCTGGGATCGTGGCGGGGATTCCTGAGGCGGCTGCTGTGGCGGAACGCGCAGCGCAGGCGGAGGCGACGAGAAGGGCGTTCATCGGTCCGCTGACCAAGACGATGGAGGTCGCCCAGAACGTCGACCGAGCGAACGACGCGCGGGCAGTTGTCGAGGCGGTCAGGGCGAATGCAAGCCCGCTGACGCGCAGGGTCTTTACTGCTGGGAACGTGATCCAGTCTGCGGAGCCCTACGCGCTTGGAACGGCTGCGGCGCTGGCCTACGGACCCGAAGCCTTGAAGAGTGCCTACGAGGGATGGAAGCAGGTTGCTCAGGGGATCACCGAGCAGCCGGTGCTCGACACTGCTGCAGAGGCTGCGAACGCCACGCTGCTGACAGCGCTCACCGCCATGATGGGCCACGGCCTCATCTCGACGGGAGAGGCGATGATTCGGCTGCGCCGCCACCTCGCGGAACAGCAGCCTGCTGTCGAGCGCGCGATCAACGAAGTTGGGGGGAGGATCGAGCAGGCTGTGGAGGCGGCTACTCCGAAGCCGCCTGAGAATCTGACCCAGACGCGGGACTGGCTGGCCGAGGGCGAGGCGATGCTCCGTCAGCGAGAGGCTGACCAGGGGCTTGCTGCACGGAGGTTGGCCGAGGCGGACCGGGTGGTTCCTCCTGAGCGGCCCAAGCCTCCGGTGCCCGAGGAGCCGCCAGTCCTCCCTGAGGATGCTGTCTCGCTCGTGGCCGAGCCGATCGTCGAGAGGGGTCAGCTCCCAGCAGAGGTCGAGACCTTCCTCAAGGAGCCCGGCAACCAGAACAGCGTGATGCTGCAGAAGCGGTTCAAGGTGGGCCGCACGCAGGCGGAGAGGTGGTTGGACACGTTCCAGAAGAACGCTCCGATCCTGCCTGAGTCGGCGGTGACGGCGGTGGAGGGCGAGCCGCTGGTGCCTGCCACCCTGGCCCCCCGCGAGCGCCCCCGCCCGCGTGCACCGAGGGAACCGGTCCTCCCGGAGAGCGCGGTCTCGTTGGTGGCGGAGCCCATCGTCGAAGAGCCCGTTCGAGCACCGGAGGCTCCGCCCAGCACGCTGCCCGCAGCTGAAAGACCTGGTGGGCTCACCCCCGAAAAAACGGCTCCAGAAGTCACTGAGCCACAGGCATCTACGGAGCCGGTTCTGGAGGCCAAGCCACCTGGTCAGGAGCCTACCCCACAGCAAGCTGAGCCTACGCCTGCCCCTACTGGGCCTGAGGCTCCACCAGAGCCCGCCGCAGCTGCTCCTGTGGTGGAGGAGCCGCCCCGGCCCGCTCCAGAGGCTCCTGCGGCAGCCACGGAGCCGCCGAAGCCAGAGGACCGTGAGAACGCTGTCCAGTACCTCCTCAAGCAGGGGGACGACGAGCTTGCGCGGGAGCCTGCCGTCGCGCGGGTTTTGCGCTCTATCTTTGGGCTTGGGAGCCGGAAGCGGGAAACCGAGACGGACATGCGGATGCAGGCGGCAGCTTCTGAGGTTCTGGAGACCCCGGAGAAGCGAGCCAAGCTCTTGGCGCGTGTACAGGCCATCATCGAGAAGGCGCAGAAGGTTGGAGAGGAGGTGGACCCCAAGGCCATCCAGAACGAGGTGGCAGGGTTCATCCGGCGGGAGGCTCGGGAGAAGCAGCCAGGGCGGAGAGTTGAGGATCGTGCTCAACTGCAGGAGCAAGCAGCGGTAGAGGCAGCGGAGGGGAAGCGACCCGAGGGGAAGATGGAGACCCCGAAGGCACGGAGCCCGCACCACTACGACTACCTGAACGAGCAGCTCAGGGCTCCAGGGAGCCCGCTCCAGAAGGCAGGGTTGAAGAGCGTCAGCGAGCTGGTCGAAGCGCTGCGGCCCCAACTCGAAGCTGGCAAGTTCCCAGCAGGCTGGGTGCAGTCCTTCGCGGACTACGTTGCAGCGCGCGACAAAGGCGCGACTCATGCGGATGCTGTGAAGGCTGCGATGGACGCTCAGAACGCCCGAGGTGGGAAGTGGTCCTCGCCACAGGCAGCGGCGAACGCTCTCAATCGAATCGGAAGTCGAGCAGGAGAGCTACTTCGGGAGCAGTGGGGTGGGGAGAAGCCTGTTCAGGTGGAGGGGCGCAGAGCCCCGACGCCACAGGAGCTTGACGAGCTTGGCAGGGATCGGCTCGACATCATCTCCCACATCGAGAACGCAGTCAGGACGGGGAACAAGGAAGAGCTGTCGGCAGGGTTGGGGGCGTGGCTCGCACACGTCGAGCGCAGGAAGGTGTTCGACCTGAAGCGGGACTACACCTTCATGAGGCCGCTGAAGACGATCGCTGACCAACTGAACGCGCTCGGGGATGGCCCCAAGATCCCGGCTTCTGCCTACAAGAATGCTACGCAGCTTGCTGAGGCAATCGCCCGGAACCGGGGCATCGTCATCAAGGAGCTGAAGCCCAGGGTCGAGGAGAAGCTCGCTCCAGCGCGGGCGGCTGAAGTCGCGCGCTTGCGGGCGCCCGCGCAAGGAAAGAGGACGCGCGGGCCGGGCGGGTTCGAGCCGATCCAGCCTCGTGGTGATGTCAAGCACATTCGCTACAAGGGGCCGGGCGATACCTACATCTCCTTCATCGAGAACGAAGGGATCGCGGGGGTGGAGAAGTTCAACCCCGACGACTTGGCAGGGGTGCGGGAAGCGCTTTCCCGGCTGCGGGAGGACTCCGACGTTCGCATCATCGACGCTGGTGAAGTCCCGAACAAGGCTCTGGACGTTCTGCTGAATCCAGAGGATGGAAAGCTCCCGGCGTTCATCGAGGACCCCGATGCTCCTGAGGGAGTGGACCGGCTGATCCGGATCGGAGCCGAGCAGAACCGCATCGCGGAGATGGCAGCGCGGGATGCGTACGGGATCCCCACCAGCTGGGAGACGCGGCTCCGGGCGGCTGACCCGGATACGTGGGCAGATGCGTGGGGGGATGAAGCTCGGGAGCACCTCGATGACGCGCGCGGGCCGATGCTGCAGATCAAGGTTCAGCTGGAGAAGTTGGGGATCAAGGGCACCGACCTGAACCAGCCAGTCAAGCTGATTGGCTATGGGCGCTACCACAACGTCTATGAGATCCCTGGTGCGAAGGACGCTGATGGGCATGGGCTCGTCCTCAGGGTGGGAGCACTCCCGGACATGCCGCTGCCCAAGCCTGAGCAGCGGGCGTTGGTGATCCCCACCATCGAGAAGGGCGTGCTGTTCATCAACAGCGCCAGCGGCGAGCCGATCCATTACACGGTCCACCCGAAGGTGGAGGCGCTGGGGGCTGAGCTGGGGAAGTACCCTCTGTCGCAGATCGACAAGGAGGGGCGCGCGAGCGCGATGCTCGAAGCGGTCACTCCTGGGTCGCAGAAGGAGCCCTTCCATCCTGGGGCGGAAGCCGAGGCCGAAGCCTATGCGGTGCTCTACGACTGGCTCCCGCAGGGAGTCACGCTGCAGGAGTTCCTGAGCGATGCGGCTACGCTGCTTGGGAAGGCTGCTTCCAGTGGGCTGGACGTAGCGAACGACGTCGTCTCCTACGAGCCGCATGGGGAGCTGATCGGGGGGATCCGGGCGCAGCAGTTCGCCTACATGCCGGTGAAGGCTCTCGACACGCAGGGAGTCGGCAGGGTCATCAACGGCAAGGCCCATCAGCTCGTCGCGATCGACAAGGGACTCCTGACACCTTGGGGGGCTGAGGCCAAGGCAGACCCGTTGTGGGGTCAGATGCAGGAGGGGAACCGCATCGCAGCGTCGAGGACCCTCCCAGACAGCAGGCTCACGCTGGAGGAGAACGCTCGCAAGCATCTCCACTACGACGAGGACGCACGGGATGCGGTCGAGATCGACGAGGGGTTGGTAAGCGCAAACCACGATCGGATGGCCAGCCAGGGGTTCGTCGATCGGCACGGCGAGCTGGGTGTAGGCGCAGCCAGAGCGCTGCGGGATGTCGTGGATGATCTGACGCGGACGATCAATGCCACGCTTGGAGAGGGCGATGCTCCGCTTGCGGTCGGCTTCAAGGGGCTGACGTCCAGTCCGTTCCTCCGGGGGCTGTACCACGAGGTGCCGGGCGAGGAACGAGCGCACATCTACGCCAACGTCGTGGAGGCGGTGAACGGATCTCACGGCAACTACGAGAGAGCCGTCGACGACCTGGTCTACGCGATGGTTCACGAGGTCGCCCACAACAAGTCGAAGGGTCATGGATCCTCCTTCCAGACGTGGGAAGAGTACGTTCGTCACCACATCGAGGCGTCGAAGAAGATCGATCAATACCGGGAGATGGTGAAGAAGGGCTTCACCAAGGAGGACTATCACGCGATTGCTGACGAGCTAGTCCCCGAGTTCCAGCGGCTGAGGAGGGCGAATGGCAATCAGCGACGAGCAAGCTGGCGGGAAGCTGCCCCTGTCGAGGGAGTACCTGCTGGGGGTGTTGAGGGCCGCGCTCCGCCCCTCGCGAATCGACCCGGACGAGCTACGGAAGGTGCTGCGCTTGATCTCGCAGGCGGGGTTGAACCCGGTGGAGCTGTACCGGGAGGCGGTGAAGGAGCGCCCGGAGGGGTACGACCCGCCACCGTTGCTGGCGAGCCTCCTGCCTCGGGATTTGCCGAAGCAAAAGCAGCTCGACCTGCAGCTGGGGGAGACCCTCTCCAAGAGATCAAGCAGCGAATAGCTGAGTACGGCTCCTCTCCGACGAGTGAGGAGAAGGCCAAGAACCTGTTGTCCGCGATGATGGAGGCGCACCAGAGGTCTGGCGGAGGTGCTCCGACGCACGACGCAGTGTTCAACTGGGCCTACCAGCTGGCGGGTGATCTGGTCAAGGTGATGCACCCGAATGATCTGGAAGCTCGTGCAAGGAGCCTGCCCTACCCCAGGAAGCCCGATCAGATGCACGGCGTCGTGAACATGCTCCACAACGTCGACCTTCCTGTGGAGACGAAGGCGCGGATCCAGATCACGGGTGAGCTGACGAAAGGCTTGTGGCCAGCAGACCATCCGCAGCGCTGGGACCAGGTCGAGAAGGAGATGCACGATGTTCTGGGGCTTTACACCCCGGAGCAGTGGGCACAGCACTACCGCAACCAGAAGGGTGGTCCGACCGCGAAGGACGTCCTGATCATGCGGCAGGTTGCTGACGAGCTGTACCGCAACGTGACCAGGGCGGAAGAGCAGCTCTACCACGAGCTGGCGACGAACAAGAACCTGACGCCTGAGCGTCTGGAGGAGCTGCAGCAGGCTGTGAACAAGGCCACCGGCAGCGTCGTCGAGGGGATGCTGATGCTGACCGGCGGACAGGCCAAGGCTGGTCGGGCGCTCGCCATTCATAGGAAGGACATCCGGGCGCTCGACCCGCAGATCGCCTTCCAGCAGGATCTTAGGGCGGCGCTCCGGGAGCGGACCCAGAGTCGGTGGAAGAACGACCCCAAGAAAGCAGAGCAGGTGGCGAACGACCTGTACGCCCGGTTCATGGCCGAGCGGACGTCGCAGAACCCGGATTGGGGAGCGTTCCAAGAGGCCTACCGTGCGGCGATGGGCTCGCACGTCTGGCCCGACAAGATCCTGGAGTGGTACAAGGGAGGTCTGCTGGGGTGGCCCTCGCGGGTTGCGAACATGGCCAGCAACTCCCTGCTGCGGGGCGTGCGTCTTGTGGAGGACGCCATCGCCGGAGGTCTGGACGCTACGGCCAGCAAGCTGTTTGGAAAGGAGCGGGAGATCTACGTCAGTGAGGGAGCAGTCTCGCTGCTGGCGCACAGGCGGGCGTTCGCTGAGGCTGTCCCCAAGTGGTGGCAGGAGATGAAGCGCCACATGATGCTCCAGCCCGACGATCTCAGCCGGGCGTTGGAGAAGGGTTCGATGATGGAGGACTTGCTGCAGGGAAGTGGCGCGATCCCTGGCAGGACAGGCGAGTTCATCAGGTTCCACCTCAAGGGCATGGGCGCCGACGACGCGCTGGCGAAGCACTTCATTCGGACCGACTCGATGTACCGGCAGGTCTACCGCAAGCTCAGGGCAGGAGACAAGCAGTTCCAGCGACTGGGCAACGAGAGCTATGCGCAGGCGACTGAGCGGATCGTCAGCGACCTGAAGGCCAACTGGCGAGAGGCGCTGAACGGGGCACCGCAGTACGACTACAACAAGATTCGGATGTTCGAGCCGATTCTGAAGGAAGCCGAGGTAGCGGCGCGACGGGAGACCTTCCAGGCGGAGCTGGGTGGGACAGGCAAGTCAGGAGCGACCTTCCTGAGGAACAACCCCATCTTCCAGCTGTTCATTCCCTTCTACCGGACGCCGATCAACATCACGAAGGAGACGTTGGTCCGGACCCCATTGGGTTTCTTGAACACGGCGCGCAACTGGAAGGACATGACCCCGGCACAGCGGACTGGCGAGCTGTCCCGCAATATCACCGGGACGCTGCTGGGCACCGGGGCGCTCGCGTACGCGATGGCAGGCGGGGCGAGCGGAGGAGGACCAGTCGACCCTGACGAGAAAGCCATGTTGGAGACGACAGGCTGGCAGCCCTACAGCGTGAAGATCGGGAACCAGTACATGTCCTACCAGCGCCTGGAGCCGATCGCCAGCGTGCTGGGGGTTGCGGCTGATGCAGCGGAAGCAGTCCGGAACGGAGACTTCCAGAGCGCGCAGACGGGGTTCGTTCGTGTCTTGCAAAGCCTGGGAGAGAACATCACCAACAAGACCTTCCTGAGTGGGCTCGATGCGCTGTCGAGCGCGATCTCCCATCCGATGCAGTATGGGCCGAGCTTCCTGAAGCAGATGCAGGCGAGCTTGATCCCGAACTCGATCGGGTTCATTCCGGTCAGCACGCTGGCCAGAGCGCTCGACAGAACCTACCGTCAGACGGAACCCTTCTCGATGAGCGTCTTCTACGCGAAGCTGCCGTTCCTGAGCACCACGTTGGAGCCGCAGTACGGCCCCAGCGGGGAGGAGCGGCAGCGGCCTGGGACTGCACTGGAGCAGCTGATCTCGCCTTTCTCCCGGAGGACTCTACAGGAGGGTGCTGCACGGGTGGGAGCGGAAGAAGTAGTGCGGCTGGCAGCGAGCCCCAAGGCCCCGAGGAAGTATTGGGTCGCTCCTGGCGGGCTTCGGGTAGACTTCGCTCCCGAGGAGCGGAAGGCGATGGCTGTGGCCATGACCGAGGCCACGAAGTTCATCGGGGATCGGCTGGTGAAGGACCCCAACTACATCGCGCTTCCGGACAACGAGCTGGACGCAAGGTTCCGCTTCGGCCGGAGGACCAAGGAGCAGGTGATCAAGGACACCTACTCGCGGTATCGTGATCGCGTCATGCAGCAGATCAAGCCCAAGCTGGTGCAACGAGCGAAGAAGAAGCTCTCCGAGCGAGGGACCTGATGGCCACGGGGAGGAGGTTCCTGGGAGGGCAGATCCGGCTGGCCCAGCGCTCGTGGGCCGACGTCGCTCCGGAGCTGGAGTTCTTCCTTGCGCGGCTCTGGGACAGCGAGGCGAACGGCATCCCTGCCGGGTTCAACAACATCGACCCGGAGGACATCCAAGCAGGGGTCGCAGCGGATCCAGGGGAGGAGTCAAGCGGCTGGGCGGCTGCGAACCACCAGCATGCTGTGCTCACGGACATCCCGGTTCCAGTGGGGTTCGTCCTCGATGCAGGCACCAGCTCGGCACTCTCGCGAGCCGACCACGTCCATACCATTGCACAGGAAGTCCTCGACGAGATCCTTGCCTTCGCATTTCTGGGGTATCGGTAGATGGCCTTCCAGTACAGCAGTCTCTACGACGGTCAGCTCCCCAACGCCAAGGCCACGCTCTACACCTCGGTTGGGGAGACTTCGGTCCAGCAGATCACTCTCGTGGAGACGGGACTGTCAGCGCGGACGGTCAACATCTACCTGAAGCGGAACGCCAGCTCATCGAGGAGGCTGATCCCCAAGGATCTCCCGATGGATGGGAGCGATCCCACGACGGCGGCGGTGGTGGAGTGTCTCGATGCTCCCTTGGAGATGTCGGCTGGTGACGTGATCGAGGGAGACGCGGATACGGCAGCGGTGATCGACTGCACGATCACGGGGGCCAAGCGATGAAGGCTTACAACCTCAAGGGCGCGCAGCTCATCACCGGGGCTGGTGGCGGTGGTGGTGGGTCGTTCTCTGCTGGGATGTCGAACCTTGGCAACACCGGTGGCACAAGCGGGATGGTCAGCGACAGGCTTGTCCTTGTCGGCAGCAACAACATCACCCTCTCGCAGTCGGTCAACGCTGGCTCGGCCACAGTGTCGATCTTCGGCCCGAGCGGCGGAGGGTTGACCAACATCAACATCTCCGCAGGCACGACGAGCAACAACCTCTCGAATCTCGTCTTCTCGAACTCGAATGGGCTGAGCTTCGGGTTGAACGGCAGCACGATCACGGGGAGTCACAACGGACTCACGAGCCAGTCGAACCAAGCCTTCTCCGCTGGTGGGGTGTCGAGCGCCTTCGAGACCCTGGTGTTTCAGGACTCCAACGGGATCAGCTTCAGCAACAACGTGGGGTCGATCCGCCTCACTCATGAGCTGCAGTTCACCTCGAACACCTCTGTCATCACCTCCAACGCGCTGCACTCAAGCGCTGCTCGCGTCATCAACATCGTCGCCGCTACCAACAACACGGGAGGCGGGACGGCATCGCTGAGCAGCAACGTCAGCTTCTCGGCGGCGAACGGTCTGACCTTCTACACCTCTGCGGGAAACGCCATCGTCGGCAGCTACAGTGTGCCGACCGTGACCAACTCCTCGATGACGGTGTCGGATGCTGCGACCAGCGGGACGCTCGCGCGGCTGGCCTTCACCAATCTCAACGGGGTGACCCTCTCGCTCTCGACTGGGGCGGGCGGCTCCCACACCATCGTCGGATCACACAACGCCCTGACCAGCCAGAGCAACCAAGCCTTCTCAGCAGGAGCTGCATCCAGTGCGTTCCAGACTCTCGTCTTCCAAGACTCGAACGGGATCTCCTTCTCGAACAACGCTGGGTCGATCAGGCTGACGCACGGGCTCATGTTCAGCAGCCAGAGCGTGATGAGCGTCTACGCTGTCAGCAACACGACGCAGAGCAGCAGCGGGACGGTGCCATTCTCGGCGCATAGCTTTGCTGGAGCCGGGGTCGCCTTGGTCGGCGTGAGCAATGGTTCGGTGGTGATCTCGGTCCCGGCTGGTGGCGGTGGGTTGACCAACATCAACGTGTCTGCCGGGACCACCAGCAACAACCTCTCCAACGTGGTCTTCAGCAACTCGAATGGCGTGAGCTTTGGGCTCAACGGCTCGACCATCACGGCGAGCGTCAACGCGGGCGCAGGCGGAGTCGCGGTTGGAGTCTCCACAGGTGGTCACACCGCAGGCAACACCGGGACCTTCTCCTCAGGAACCATCGTCCTGGCTGGGTCCAGCTCGCTGACTCTTAGCCAGAGCACGGGTGGGGCGGGCGTCCACACGATCTGGCTGCAGCCCGCGATGAGCCAGCTCACGGCTGGGGCGAACATCACGTTGAGCACCACAGGCTCTACGATCTCGATCATCGGGGCAGGTGGCGGGGGAGCGACGGTTGGCGGCTATCACCCCTACGACGACTTTGTTCAGGTCGTGGGTCAGGTTGGGCAGGGAACGCTTCAGGTCGATCCTCAGGTGCTGCCCAACGTCTCCTTCGACCGACTCGTCTTCTACCTGCAGCACTCCAACGCCACCAACTCCTCGGGCTCGCAGACGCTCAGCTTCTGGGTCGGTCTCTACACCCGAACCTCCAACTCCCTCTCGCGCTACACCTCGTGGAGCGTTTCGACAGCGCTGACGCAGTCTGGGACGGTGGGGAGCTACTCGCTCTACTCGGGAGGCAGGGCGTTCCCGCTGACCTTGGCTGCTGCTACCTCCATTTCCGGTGACCGCTACTGGATCGCCTTCCTCTCTCGAACCACGAGCGGTGGAGCAAACGCCAGCTTCTCGAACTATCTCATCAGCAACATCAACTCGCAGTACACCGGGCTCTTTGGAGCTGCGAGCAATGCCTCGATGCAGCCGAAGCTCGGACAGGGGTACTACTCAGCAACGACAAGCGGAATGCCGAACGCGATTGCATTCGCTGATCTCCAGGGGACCAACTCGGCAGCACGCAGGTTCCCGGTCGTTGGATTCGGGACGAGCACCTACTGATGGCCAACATCATCAGCGGCACGGTGATCGTGCCCTCGGGGACCAACGAGAGCCCGGTGGGGCACGTTCCGCCTGACGCCAATAGTGCCGAGCTGCGGATGACGCGGCAGAACTGGCCTGCCGCAGGAGTCCTCGTCACTCTCTGGGTGAGCTACGACAACCAGGGAAGTTGGGTGGTCGGCAACCAAGCCCAGATCGACCCCGGCGAGCCGAACCCGAAGAACGGGATCCTGGCCGACGCTGTCATCGGGATCGGGTGGAGCACACGCCAGCCGACTCACGCCAAGATCGGCACCGTGAATCCCTCGGCTCCCTTCCAGTCCACGATAGCGATCACGGTCTTCCGAGATGGCGTACAGTAACTCTTGGACGAACTCGACGCCTGCCACATCTCTCGCGGTGACCGTCTCTCCCACCGCGCACGACGTGCTGCTGTTCTGGGCGGTGGTGGACCTGAGCGGAGAGACGCCGAACCCCTTCACTTGGCCGAGCGGCTTCAGCGAGATCGTCCGCCAGAACACAACGGGCGACGGTCAGACCCTTGCGGTCGCGATCAAGGCTGATGCATCCGGCTCGGAGACCTCGCTCACGGTGACTTCCGACCACAACAAGATCGGGGGAGTGGTCGCATTCTCTGGGCGGGACAACGCGAGCCCCCAGGACTTCACGGCAAACGTGACCAACACGAATACGCCCGTGAGCAGTCCTCTCAGCATAACGTCTGGATCGGTGACGCCCGGGAACGACGACTGCGACTTCTTGGCCGTCTTTGGTGAGGACACGCTCGGGAACCCCGTCACCGGTTGCACCTTCTCGACCGCGAGCGGGACGACGGGAGCATGGACGACGCGCCACAACCAGACTGACGGCGGTTTTACGAACGTCTCAGCAGGCACGGCCAACCAGACGACAGCGGGAGCCGTCACTATCAACGGCAGCGCCACCTACACGGGCACTGCAGACGGTGCCTTGGCTATCATAGGGCTCAAGTCGTCAGGGGCTCCGCCTGCAGCGATCTACGCCCCCGGCTACTACGTCTGAGAGAGGAAGAATGAAGCCGACCATCCTGACTGCGGAGACGATGGGAGCACACAACGCAGCGATCTCGGCCTCACGCTCGCGCATCCTGAAGAGTGGAAGCTGGAAGAAGCAGAGGATCATCAAGATCCTCCCAGCCGACATGATGCTTCCGGCGCGTGTTGCGCTCGCGCACGAGTGCCTAGCCTACCCACCGAACAACGTCGTCTATCGGATGCTCTGTCAAGGGATGGAGGTGGGAGACGCCTACTCGTCTGCCATCGAACAGATCCTCGCCAATCCGGAGCTGTCGAGCTGGGAGTACCTGCTCACGGTCGAGCACGACAACGCCCCGCCTGGAGACGGTGTGCTGCGTCTACTGGAGCGGATGGAAGCACACCCTGAGTTCGCCGCGATCAGTGGGCTCTACTGGACGAAAGGACCAGACGGCGTCCCCCAGATCTGGGGGGACCCGAAGGATCCAGTGCTAAACTTCAGACCTCAACCTCCTGATCCTGACGGTGGGCTCAAGGAGTGTTGTGGGATCGGGATGGGCTTTGCGTTGTTCCGTATCAAGATGTTCAAGAATCCGGATCTTCGTCGTCCCTGGTTCGTGACGCAGCGTGCCCAAGGCATCGCGACACAGGATCTCTACTTCTGGGCTGACGCCCGCAAGTACGGCTACCGTTGCGCGGTGGACTGCTCTGTCAAGGTTGGGCACTACGATGTCGCCAACGACGTGATGTGGTAGGAGGCTCAATGGCAGGGAAGGCGAAGAAGCGCAAGGCGCAGGCTGTTGCAGTGAAGCGGGAGAAGCTGCCTCCTCCGCTGAAGCTCGACCTGGGCTGCGGGAAGAACCCACGCGAGGGCTTCGAGGGGGTCGACGTCCGAGACTTCGGCCAGAAGTACACGGTGGACCTGGGGAACGCGAAGTGGCCCTGGAAGGACAACACCGTCGAGGAAGCGCACTGCTCCCACATGGTCGAACATCTTGGACCCGAGGAGAGGATCCACTTCGTCAACGAGCTGTGGCGAGTCCTGAGGCCTGGGGGGCAGTGTCAGGTGATCACGCCCCACTGGGCCAGCTCCCGTGCCTACGGAGACCTGACCCACAAGTGGCCTCCGGTCTCGGAGTTCTGGTTCTACTACCTGCGGAAGGAGTGGAGAGCAGTCAACGCTCCCCACAACGATGGCTACACCTGCGACTTCGAGGTGACCTGGGGGCATACGATCCATCCCGCGCTTGCTGGACGCAACCAGGAGTACCTCTCTGATGCCCTGGCGTGGAAGAAGGAAGCTGCGCAGGACATGATCGCGACCTTCACGAAGAGGCCCTGAGGAGGAGGAGAGATGGTTCAGCGCGATGACGAAGCCCAAGAGGAGTTGAGCAGCAAAATCAACAGCCATGACCGGTGGCTGCTGACGTTCCTTGGGTTAATACTAGCAAGCGCGCTGACTTGGCTCTCAACCAACTACATCACAACGCTGCGCTTGGATGCAACATTGGCACTTGAAAAGGCTCGTGCGAACGAGACGGCAATCAAGGTGCAGGAGTCTGAGTACGCTCAGATCAAGAGTGATCTCAAGGAGCTGAAGGACGGTCAGAAGGAGCTGCTTCGTGAGATCGCGAAGAAGTGAGAGCGTGGGGGCTAGGTAACCCCGGTGGGTCCCGGTGCCCTAGCCCCCTCCCCAGGGTGGCCCCACGCTCAGCTTGGATGATAGGAAATTCCTGGGGTATCTGCAACTCACTAGCTACGGTGCATCCGTTGCAGGAAGAGCTTGAGGAGCAGTAGGCCAACGAGTAGTGCCCCAAGTGCAAATCCCCCCACGAAGGCCATGAAGTGAGTGAGAAGTGCGAGCGTCATACGCGGGGAGCGGGAAGGATGCGCCCGTCTCCAAAGCAGCGTGGGCAGATGTCGGTCTGACCTTCGCCTCTGTTGCGGGTGACCCTCCCAGCACCCTTGCACCGGCGGCAGGGGTCCTCGAACTTGGGCAGCCCACCAGGAATGATGCGCATCGCCTTCTTGTGCTTGGTGTCCTTACTTTTGGTCATAGAGGTAGGTAGGGACGTCCATGTGGCCACGGTAGAAGAACCAATGACCGGATGGGAGCGGGACGTACTCGCGCTCTGCGCGCTCGGCAGCTGAGCGCAGCAAGCTGGCTGCAGCGTCATAGGCCTGCTGGTTGTGGAAGAGGCTCCGGGCACAGGCCCAGGCAGCTGTCTCGTTCTCGCCTGCGACGGAGAAGAACTTGGTGGGCTTGGTGGCATGGCCAAGAGCGACGTGGCAAACCTCGTGGGCAGCGATCAGGTCTTGGGCAGTGCAGGGCAGCAGGAGAGCCATGTCGTAGCGGAGGTAGATGGTTCGGTCCCAGGTGAGGCTCGACTTGACCCAAGCGACCGCTCGGGTTTCCATGACTGTGCCCTGTTGGGAGATCCCTCTTGGGGCGTCTTCGCGAGGGCGGATCTCGACCTTCATCGGGGTGGCCACTCCCAGCCGCGCTGCAGCGAGAGCAGCTGCCCGTCCGAAGTAGTAGACCCCATCCGAGCAGGCAACCGGAACGGTGAGGAACATGACGAGGAGGAAGTTCACTCAGGACTCCAGAAAAAAGAAAGAGGGGAGGTTGCCCTCCCCTCACCGGGTCAGTCGTGCTTCGAGAGGCAGCCAGCTGCAGACTGGCCGGGGTTCAGCTCGAAGTGCTTGCTGCTGACCCCAGGGAACGACAGGCCACAGAGGTGGTTCTGTGCGTTCCAGCTGAGGAACCCAGGCTGAGCAAGGCAGCGGTTCTTGCCGTCGTCGCCGGGCACGTTGTAGTAGCAGATTCCGGGTGGGTCGTCAGTGGGGCAGGTGGTCGCAACCTCGCGGATCTCGTAGTAGGGCTCCCCCTTGTCGCGGACTTCTTTGGTGCACGAGTTCTGCTCCTGCTTGACGACCAGACGTCGCTGCGACTTGCTGCACTGAGTCGACACGAAGTCGGTCCAGTCCTGGATGACGCGCACGGTTTCGATCGTGCTCCAGTAGGGGGTGCAGCGGTTGCGGCACTCCGTCACCTTCGGGGAGTGAGGGTCGCTGAAGGGCCTGCCGTTGATATCGAAGTAGCAGTGGCCAGCCGGTGGTCCGCTGAGCGGCTCGGCATCGGACTGGCGACAGGCGTCGAAGCCACGGTCGAAGCCACCTCCGGTTTTCAGGGTGTCGACCTTGTCGTCCGTGTGGGCAGGGCCGTCGAAGGACGTGGAGTAGGTGAGGACTTGAGCGTAGGGAGCACCACCGTTGTACTTCACCGTCATGGTGGCGCCGCCGGAACAGGAGACCTCCCAGGCAGGAACGTCGTTGGGGGCAAAAGCCGGGGTCGCGGTGGGAACGGGTGCAGCCACGACGGCCTTGGCAGGGGGAACGACGATGGGTTTGGTGGGCAGAGGGGATTCCCCACAGCTTGCTGCGAGCAGGGCAGCCCCGAGAAGGGCACGCTTGCGCACGGTATTACGCCTCCTTGTAGCGGTTGATGGTGTTGTAGAGGGTGTTGGGACTGAAGCCGAAATGCTTCGCGACCTGCGCGTCCGTCAGCTTGTGCTCCTTCTTGAACGCGATGATCTTCCGCAGCTCGGTCCGGGAAGCGATGCGAGGATGACGACCCTTGCCGCCGTTGCTCTTCTTCTTCATGCAGCTTTCTCCATCTCGCCCCAATTGGGTCCGATCTTGACGTCAGCACCGATGACGAGGGGCAGCGCTCCGGTGACTCCAGGAGGGGTGAAGCCTTCAAACCTGGAGATTTGCATACTTCTACGCAACTTGTCAACGAATTGTTGGAGACACCCCTCCCTGACCTCCGAGAGGATCTCGTCATGGATCAGGGCTCGAAGGGGAGTCTCCCCATTTGGCCCCATGTCTCCAACGTAGTTGGGGCTCTGGGGGTCGGTCAGATCGAGGACTGTGTCGTAGAGGATCCCAGCTGCGGTCGACTGCGGGTAGAAAGCGATCACCCTGTTCCAGTCGGAGCCCTTGACCATCTGTCCGGTTGCAGCGTCGAGCTTGGTGACGTCCCAGAACCAGTGCTTGAACCGATAGGGGTGGTCGTTTCCACCCAGGAAGTTCTCCTTAGCAGCGCGGGTCCTGAGGTTGCCATGCCAGATCTTCAGCTTGGGACACAGGTCCAGGTAGAAGTTCTGCATCTGCTCCGCGATAGCGATCGAGGGGAACTGCTCGGGAGCCGCAAGGTTCATCATCGCGGGAGAGCCACCGTAGTTGGTGAGGTGCACCGTGCGCTTTAGCGCGTGGTAGGTGTCGCTGTCGTGGAAGCGGTCCTTGATGTTCTTCAGGAACGCCTTGAGCTTCTCGTCTGGCCATGCAAGATCCGCCGGTTCCCCCACTTTATGGGAGGTGAGGTAGGAGTGGATGCCGTACTTGGCGAGCCTCATATAGTCGGCATCGTTCGCGTACCAGCCAGTCAGTACTGCTTCGATGCCAGCGAAGTCGGCACCAACCAGCTTGCAGCCGGGTAACGCAACAATGGCCGTGCGGAACTGCTTCTGGAGCGAGTCGTCCCCGTCCTCGTCGGAGGGCTGGGGGATGTTCTGGAAGTTGGGCTCTGCGGAGCTGAGCCGCCACGTCGAGGGGACGTGTGGGAACTGCGGGTGGAAGCGGTCGTTCTCGTCGAGCAGCCCTAGGATGCTGTTGACGTAGGTTCCTTCCAGCTTGCTGAGCTTACGCCACTGCAGGATGTAGCCGAAGAAGGCATCCTTCTTGGCGAAGCGCTTGAGTGTCCCCTCGTCGGTGGAGGGCTTCCCGGTCTTGGAGTGCTTGCTGGGCTTCGACGTCTTCCCGACTACCTCCATGTACTTGATGATGTGGTCGGGGCTAGCTGGGTTGAACTTGTCGTGGACGAACCACCGCTCGACGTCGCACATCTCGTAGGTCAGGTGGTCAGGAAGAGGCTTGCTCACTGCTTTTTCCTCGCAGCACGGTCTGGGTAGCACATATGGCAGAAGCCATCTGGGCCGATGACGCAGCCGTGAATCACCAGTTCTCTCCCCTCGGGAGAGAGCTGTCGCGGCTCAGAGTAGGCAGTGGTGTCGTCCATTCGGGCTCGCTGAAGCTCCGCGAGGCGGGCCTCGGCAGCTTCCCGCTTCCGCTCCTCGGCCATGATGAGCTGGTCCGTCTCTTCCTGTCGGTCGATCAGGGCATTCTTGGCGGCGGCAAGCTTGGCGCGGAGATCGGCCAGATCGCAGTGCGAGCAGCCAATCTCGTGAGCCGCAATGGCGTCTTTCTCGTGTGCCAATCTGAGCGCCTCCTGCGCCTCCCGCAGCTCGCGGGTCAGGCGGTCGTGGTCGGAGAGCAGTAGCCGCAAGGCTATAGCGTCGTCCTCGCGCATGTTCACGGGAACCAACAGCCCGAGAGTCCTCTTGCCAAGTTGGGCCAAGGCCGACTCGATCACCGAAGCCCATCGAGCCAACCGCTCCTTCGCCCGCTCCACGTCGCTCTCAGCCACGGGTCAACTTCTCCCCGACTTCCACGTCAGTGTCGTCTCTGAGCGGAACTTCACTCCCAGTCACCCACCACAGCCCGTCGTACCAATGGGCCGGTTGCCACTCTCCATCCTGCACGCGAATCCAGTAGTAGCCATCGCGGTTCATCACTTCTCCTCGTCCCGGGGGTGGGCGGCCCAGTACGCATCCTCACACTCCCCACACCGGCAGTTCCTATGTCCTGTGCGCGGGTCGATGCTTTGGTCCGGCTGCTCTGCCTGCTTCGGCGCATAGATGGTGTCGTCCGGCCCCTCGCCCGGCTCACAGCAGTCGGGGTAGTTCTGCGGCTGGCAGGCGTGCTTCGGCGCGGCGAGGACGCGGATCGCTTCTCGCAGCTCCTCTGCGCCGATCGTCCCTACGCCCCGGAGTCGCAGCGACCGCAGCACTCGATCGGCCGCCCCGTCTGCTCGCTCGTAGGCTTCGGCAGCGCCCTTCCTCAGCCCCTTGTCCTTCCCTGCGGTGTAGCCGTTGTCGTAGGCTGCGTCGAGGTCTTCATGGCAAGCGCAGGAGCACGCCCGACTCAGCACTTCTCGCTTGGCTGCGTCGAGGGCGCGCTGGGCTTCCTCCTCAGCCAGTGCTTGGCGCTCAAACAACGGTCCTGAGGAAATCGCTAGCCGCCACACTTCCTTCGCCAGCTTCCTCGCCGCCTCGCTAATTGCCATCTTGCTTCTCCTTCCTGGTGATCTCGACGGACTGGTAGGCACCGACCGCGAGTTGCAGGAAGCCACGAAGGTCGAGCTGGGTGAGCTTGGCAAGGGAAGCGGCGTAGCAGACCATCGTCACCGCGAGGTGAGCGTCGTCGATGTCCCGAAGGTCGGGGTGTTCAAGCGTGGACTGGTTGACGATCGGCACCTTGCTCACGCCGTAGGTGACGAGCCTGAGGATGGCCTCTTCGGAAAGGGGTTCGCTCACCAGATCCTCTCGTAGGTGGCTGCGAAGACGTTTGGCTTACAAGAGTAGAACTCTCCCATGACACCCTTGATGATCCAGTCTCCGGATTCGGCACGCATGGTTCCTTCGAGGGTCTTGATCGAGAGAGAACCGTCTTCGTTGTAGATGAAGATGCTGTGGGAGTCCCCAACGAACTTGGAGTCCAACGTCTTCCCAGCTTCGTAGAGGACGGCTTCGATTCGGATCGGCTTCTTCTGGAAGATGCTCACTGTAGCTCCTTGGCTTCGAGGGCTGCTTCCCTCGCCTTCACGATGTCGCACTTGTGGCGCGACGTGACGTCTTGCTCCTTGCACGCTGTGCATACGATGACGCGCTCCTGGACGGTGGCCTTGAAGGCATTCGTGTAGACGGATGGGTCTGGCTCGCGCTTCCACCCTCCGACCCAGGGGAGCGCTTCCTTGGGCAGGTACTGCTGGATCATCTTCTCGATGGCCTCGATCGAGGTGGCGATCGACTTGGACATCCCCAAGAGGGTAGGCTTATGAACGCCGATGCCGACCTTCTCCATGGGGTAGATGGCTTGGTGGTCGAGCTGAGTGGCGTAGCGCATGAAGCTTTCCCACTGACCAGAGGCGGTGAGATCCTTCTTGAGCCCTAGCATGATGCGGAGCGTCTGGACAGGGTCGATGGCTGCGTACTTGCCTGGGTCGCTGACGTTGAGGTGCTTCCAGGGTTCGATGTCGGAGTAGAAGGGAGCAACAAATCCCAGGCCCTTGGGCAGGTCGGACTGCAGCATGTGCCAGCCCCACATCCCGTCGAGGGTTTCACCTGCGATCTCGATACCTTCTTTGCTGATCTCCTCCAAATCGAAGCGCTCGTTCCAGAACACCTTGGTGCACTTCTTGCCCATGGCCCTGCGGATAGCGAAGCGGTAGCGTTCCTCGTTGGGGACAGTCACTCCCTGGTCGGGGTGCATGGCGAAGTTCCAGCGGGTGATGCGTCCCTTCCTGGGGTTGGCGAACTCGGTCTCGCCGGTCTCGGTGTCGGTGGCAAGCCAAGCCTCAGGGTCATCAGGGATCTGCTCGACGTAGTCTCCGAACCATGTGGGAGGGGGGTCGACGATCAGCTGCGGGTTTGAGGCATTGAAGCCAAAGCTGGCAACCTCCATGGCCCGCTTGATCGCGAACAGGAAGGCCCCGAAGAGCCTGTGGTTCCCTTGCAGAACGTGAGAAGGATGGAAGGTGGGGATGACGAAGGGTCCGTTTGGCCTGCGCCCGATGACGTAGCCCTGCCAGTTCTCGATGTCACCCGAGTAGTCGACGTCGAGGACTTCCTTGAGGACCGTGCGCGTGGCGGCGACTCCCATCGTCAGGTAGGTCGAGCCGGGGGCGAGGTAGAACTTCTTGCGGTGAACGAAGCAATGGCGGATGGCGCTCTGCTCGTAACTTGCTCCCGTCAGCCAATTCCCCGGCGGGCGACAGTTGACAGTGTTCCCGATGTAGAGCTGTTGCTTGTGGAGTCCGAGCCTGTGGAGAGCACGCTGCCAGTAGACACCGGCCTCGCCTACCAGGGGCTCGCCCTTTGCGGCCTCGTTCGCACCGAGCGCTTCGGCTATGACGATGAGAGCGGACTCAGGGTTGCCATATGGGGGAGCGAATCCTTGGCCTCGGTGTTCGAGGGGGCAGCCTGCACACTGACCGGGCTTAGCGAGCATCAGCTGTTCCAGGGAGCAAGGTGGTTCTGGACTGCCTTCTCCAGCTCGCTCGCCTTCTCTCCGATCTCGATGAGGGTTCGACGGCGCTCGGCTGGAGAGGGGTCGTAGAGCTTGCCTGCCAGGGCGTTGAGGGCGCGGAGTGCTCTGATCACCTCGTTGTCGAAGGGGTCTTTCATACGTCGGCCTCGATGTTCTCCCACTCGACCTTGGCCCGGTAGCCGAGCATCTTCTTGAAGATGAAGAGGGACATGGCTCCCCGCTCCTTGGCGTTGTTCACCGCTATTTGGAGATGCTGGGCATCCCTGCAGTAGACGATGACTCCGTCGTGAGCTGAGAGCTGCTTCTCTGGCGATGAGCCACCGATGCTGACCACGACGAACTCGGCCTCGGCTGCGCTAACCGGACGAGCTTCCATGGGCTTGTACTGCGCAGCTGAGACACCGCTCACGGTCAACATTCCGCTGCCACTGCCTTGTCCCACTTGTCCCCAAGGGCTGTAGCCGGGCTGGTTCTGATACTGCTGCTGAGCGTAGGGGTCGCTGAAGGGGTTCTGAGGTGGGTTCATGTTGGTCCCGATTCGGTGGAAGCTCATGGTTCTCTCCAACAATCGAGCGCGACGGTCCGCTCTACCTGGAGACAGACCTCCCTTGCTGCTTCGTTGCGGATGGCCTGGATCATGCGCTCGACCAGATCGAGGTTCTCCACAGGAACTTCCTCGTGAACGAGGACGTTGATGATGCGCAGAGCCCACTCAGCGGATTGGCGGTCGGTGATGGTAGGCAGGCTCTCGACGTCGATCATGGGGCTTCGACCTCTGTGACTTCGACGTGCTCGCAGATCTTCCAGATGTCGTCGACCATCCGCTTGAAGCCAGCGCGGTCTAGTCCATGCAGCTTGCTGATCCCAACAGCCAGGATCAGTAAGCCTTGGGTTTGCGTGAAGTGATCGAAGAGGACGCCGCCCTCGTCGGAGAGCTGCTGCCCGACTACTGCAGCGATCTGCTCCGCGAAGAGGGCGGCTTCTTCGTTCTCAGTCCGCAGGGCGGAAGCCGCCAAGCTCACTCCAGCAGCGAAGCTCCGCAGTGCACTTGCACCCAAACCGGAGCGCGACCTTGCCATCCGGGGTCTTGGGAAGCGTCATGACGTCGGGCTTCCCATCGCGACCGGCGTAACCCTGCACCCGGTAGCGTTGACCACAGCCCTTCTCTCCGACTTGGACCTTGCCGTCCTTGTAGATGTCGCGCGCCTTGTCGCAGCTGGCGGTCAGGGTGTGTTCCGCGATGAACTCGCGCCCGGCTGCGCTGATGAGAGCGTCACCGTAGGACTTGTTGGTGACGATCCCGTTCACCGGCTCGGGCTTCACCTTGAGAGCCTTCAGCAACATCCCCATGTCGGAGACCACCCTGTCGGGGTTGTCGTTCCTGCCCTTGATGATGCGGGTCCGGTTGTTGATGCGGGCGTTGTACCACTCTCCAAGCGTGACGTTGAAGAGCGCGGCCTCGTCCTGGAGAACGGCTACGAGCTTCTGCCCCTGGTCGGAGGTGTTCAAGGGCTCGAAGCAGCTTGCGAGGGCGGAGAGCACGGGGAGGCGGAAGCGGTAGATGCCGGGCTGAGGAGGCATCCGTCCGCCGCTGCCGACCGTCTGGGGCATGTTCTCAAAGTCGGCCTCGGAGATGCCCTCGTCGTTGAGGTTGAGATCCTGCAGGTTTGCCATTCTTGTGGACTCCTTGTTATGGTTTCACGGCGGGGAGGACGGACGGGAGCTTCGGTGCAGCAGGCTGGCTGGAAGGCGCGCCCGCCTGGGGCAGCGAACGGGTCGAGACGACCTTCGGAGGCGCGGCCATCGGTGTAACCTCGACCTTGGGTAGGGGGTTTGGCTCGTCGCTGAAGTTCTCTTGCGGGCGGATCGGAGGAGGCTGCAGCTGCCGGGGGTTGCCCTCGCTGCCCTCCAGACCCTTGGCGCTCTGGACCTCCAGCTCATCGAGGAAGCCGAGCCCGCAGAAGGCCAGCGTCCCACGACGCAGGGCCTTGGTGTGGCACTTCATGATGGCGTTGCCAAGAGCCTCGTCCTTCAGGTTGGAGATGCCCAGCAGCCCGAGCGCATCCTCGTGGCGACCACTCGGGTCGGTGATGCGCACCTTCACTCGGTAGGTGTCAGGACGTACCTCGTCTCCGAGCTTGAGAGCACCCTCCTCGATGATCTCGCTGGAGATGTTGTGGAGCTTGCGGAGCTGGTCGCCTGCCGTCTTGTTGGCGTAGAGAGTGACCTTGTTGTTGAGGACGATGAAGTCGAAGGGCTTGGTCAGGGGGTTGAGACCCAGCCGCAGGGCGAGCTGGTAACAGAAGATGCTGCGGTCTCGCATCGTCAGCCCGCTGAAGTCACCCTTCTGGATCAGGTCGTCGATGTACTCTTCGGGAAGCGAAGCCAGCTGAGGGACGGTCATGGCGGTTGTGTCGCTCATTCGGTGACGCTCCAGCCAGCGATGCTCGCCGTGTAGAACTTCGCCTTCCGAAACGAGTCGTCCCGCTTCGAAGCGTAGGTGAAGATGAGCAGGTTCACGTCGTCGACCAAGATCCCCACGTTGTGGAACGTGAGAGCCTTGGCTGTGGGCAGGAAAACGACGAGCTGTGCGATCGGGGATTCAGGCATGTTTTCTCCTTAGAACTTCTCCTGAGGGCGAACGACACCTACTCCCTCGCGGAGCTTGAGCTGGTTCTCAGCTTCTTGCTGCAGGTCAGGCCACTTGTCGCCTTCGCTGGCCAGCCAGTAGAGGTAGGAAGTAGGGATGTCTTCCAGCTGCTCGCCTTTGAACTTGCCGAATGGCATCCTCATTCTTCGTCGGTCTCACCGATGGAATGGTGAGGGATCCGCTCCTGGTACTTGCCGCTGCCGATGGGGTCGTCCCAACCGGGCGCTCGGTGGCAGATGTCGTAGAACTGGCAGCGCCGCTTGCCGAACTCGTAGCAGTTGAAGGTGCGGGGGAACTTGGTGTCGAGCTGACTCTGGAAGTCGGGGTCTTTCCACTGCGACCAGTCTAGTCCTTCGAGGCGCATCCTCCAGTAGCCTTCATTGGTGGGGAGTCCCTTGAGGAAACGTTCGACCTTGTTGTAGTCGACCTCGTAGGGACCGAGCACGGGAACGCTCTTGGCGACGTAGCTCGCGTCAGCACGCCACACCCACTCTGGGATGGTCAGAGGGATCTCGGGAGCGAAGACGCGAGCGTACCCGGCCTTGCGGGTGTAGTAGGGCAGGATGTCCTCTTGAACGATCGGCGGGTTGGCGGGACGGTAGGAAGGGTGGGTCAGGTAGGAAGGCGACGTCTTGGTACCCTTCACGAGGATGTGGATGTAGAAGTGGTCGACGCGCTCTCCGTAAACCATGCTGCAAACCCAGGCGTTCATCATCTGCTGAAGGCTGTCGCGCCACTCGTCGTGGGGGTTGTTGTCGCTCCAGTAGGCCTGAGACTTGAAGTCATGGATGGCAAGCCTCTTCAGGCCTGCCTTGGCTCTGGTGACGAAGTCGGTCCGCGCCCGCCAGATGATGTCGCCAGCCAGCTTGACCCCCTGCTCAGGCTCGACGTCGACGATGTCGAAGTTGTCGTGAACCCAGGGGATGGTGATCCTGGTGTAGGCATGGGCAAGAGCTTGGACGATGGCGACTTGCTTGCCAACCTCGTCGGCGGGGTTCTCGAACTCCACGTCTGTGAGCTTCTTGACGTAGTCGGAAATGGGCTCGTCGACGAGGTTGGAGACCTCTTCACGGGTGGTAGCCTTGTTGCGGAGGATTGCCTCCAGCGCGCTGTGCAGAGTGATCCCCGTCTGAAGCGGCGCGAACACGAGCCTCCGCTCGATGCCTCTGCCGAAGGCATGGTGGCGGAGAAGGCGCTTCCATTCGCAGCTGAAGCCTTCGAGGAACCTACTTCGATCGGTCGGCCAGCTGTTGGATGACGTCTTTGGTTCCTTCGCAGTACTCTCGGAATTTTCGCTCACGCTCTTCATCCTCCTCAACAAGCTCTGGGCAGAGCCTGCGCCACTCCATCATCTGATCTCCAGTGCCTGCACCCCGATATTTGTAGAAGGCTGCCTTCGTGATGGTTCCGTCTTTCTGTCGCTTGGGTCCTCGTGGCTTCTTGACTTTCTGGTGGTCGCACAGTCGACACCGGCACCGGTGGCCTTCGAGGTAAACGACCTCCGCAACTTGGCCCTGCGCCAAGTTCCAGACGTACCAGAGGGGTCTCTGTGCAAGCCAGACAAGCGGGACGGTCTTCTGTCGCTTGTCGCTGTTGGCCCAGATGTAGACTGAGCGAGGGATCTCGTTGTCGTGGCCTGGACCTGTTGTTGACCGGTACTTGCTGAACGCTGAGCTGATGAGCATCATCAGCTCGTAGAATGAGATCGGACGCCCAGGCTTGGTGACGCTGCGGCTCTTCCGCTTTTTCTTGGGAGGAACCCCTTCCTCTTCCCCATGGATCAGCATGCGCACCTGAAGGGGGAAGCCTCGTAACCTGCAGGGACCTTCTTCCCCGTGAGCGTCTGGAAGTGCTGCCAGAATTCTTCGCCTGCTTCGTACCACATGTTTGGGGTGTCGACGTTGAGACAGTATTGCTCGCCGGTCTCGATGAACTCCCCAACAACTTCAAGAAGTTGCTGCACGCTCATTCCCAGCTCGTGCGCAGCCATCTTCATGAACTGCGTGGCTGCTGCGTAACGCTTGCTGTGGGCTTCGACGATGAAGGGATGGGTCCAGTCGTGACGGAGCTGCGTGATCGTTCCTGGGAAGAGAAACATCCAACACCGCTCCCCAGGTTGGACAGGCGCTTCGAGGAACGGGTCGATGACACCGACTGCTGGCGTCTCCTCATCTTTGGCAGCGACTACAGTAGTGAACTCGTCACCGGGGGTGAAGGCGACTCGCGTTCCTGGAGAGAGGATGCTGGCTGCAACGACGGGGTAGATGGGGACGTGGATCGCGTCCTTCTCCCAGCTCTGGTCCTCGCTGAGGATCCTGCCGATGTGAAGCTCGTTCATCGCTGCACCGACTTGTCTTCGAGCAACGCTGCGTCGTGATCCTCGTCGATGATGAACTGGCATACCGGACAGGTCCTGAATCGGTCGTTCTTCAGGTGCTCTGAAAGAGTCAGCCTGGACGATCGCGGGCTCACTTCAGGCTGATTGTTGGGGATCGTATCTCTGGACTCCACGGTTGTCAACTCCTTTTGTTGGGGTCCGTAAGTGCTTGACCGCTAACCTGATAGGTCCGGACAGCGTCCCGCGACTGACGCACCTCCTCGGCCATCTCGGTCAGGTCCCTGAACAGGTCAGTGAGGTAGAGCTTCTCGTCTCCAATATTCTCATGGGTGAGCAGCTCCACCTTGTTGCGGAGCTGTGCAACGTCCCCAAGAATGGCGAGGTAGAGAGACTCAGCGTTGGACTTGCTGGGCTTAGTCTTTCTTCTCACTTGGGCTGCTCTGGGAGAGGCTTCGTTGTGAACTCGAACGAGGCCACGTTGCAGATGCGGTCGCTGGGCTGGCCGTTCTCGTCTTTCGCGATGAAGCAGTCGGGGTAGTCCCACTCTGCGTAGAAGGCTGTCAGCTCCCGCACCGAGCCGTCCTTCATCGTGAGAGAGTAGCGCTTGCAGGGGCTGTTGTTGCTGCAGGTCTGCTGTCCAACGGTGCAAACCGTCAGGAGAAGAACGATCGGGCGGATCATGCGGCCCTCCTCTTGATGCGCAGGTGGATGCGTGCAGCAGAGAGCTTCTTCCTCTTGGGCTTGGTGATCAGCCTGCGGATCTTGCGGATCTCCCCAGGCAGCTGCTTGAACTCCCAGCACCGGAGGACGTCGAGACGGTCACGGATGTCCATGAGAACGGCGACTTGAACCTGTTCCCATGTATCGACCTTGCCCTGCGGCAGGTCCCAATGCTGATCCGGATAGCGCGCCATCAGGCAGCACTCCGACGCCAGCCTGTGAACAGCTTGCTGCGCGTTCGGCCGGTGAAGCGACCGAGGCGCTGCATGTAGGAGGCCAGCTCGCGCTCGTCCTTCATCTGCATCCGCTGCCACCATGAGCGGCAGGCAGGGCAGAGAGCATGGTGCTCGGGGATCTGCTCCCAGCAGTCGGGGATGGGGCACTTCTTGGTCTTGGGCTGAGGCTTGGGCTTGCTCACTTGACACTCCTGAAAATGGTCATCCCCACTGAGACGAAGATGGCCAGGATACCGAGAGCGGCCACCGCCATGATCAAGAAGCAGGCGATGGTCGCACCGATGGTCGCGGCAACTTCTGGGATCTCTTCTTTCTTCATCGTCCGTTTGCGTCCTCGAAGGTGTACTTCGCACAACTATAGCATCCGCAGAGACGGCCCCCCAACAATCCCCAACAAATTAAGTTGAGGAAGAGGGCTTGGTCTGCGTACATGGTAACGACAGTGTTCATGTCGAATCCGTGCAGCATCCTCCGCTTTTGCAGCTGCCATGCCCAATAGATGATAGGGTAGACAGCGGGATACTTCTGGAAGCAGATGGGTGGAAGGAGAACCATCTGCATGGCAAGCTTCTGCCACACATCCGCCGTCAGGGCGAAAGCCAAGCCCTTTCGTTCGATGGCCTGGAGGACGGCTAGGCTTTCGATTGGGGAGTGCATGAGTCACCGAGCTGTCTTGTCGTTCTGGTGGGCGATGACGAGGTTGGTTGCTACCACCATGCCTACGAAGGCCCAGGCTGTCTTCTTGTGGTGCTTGCGGATGCCGCAGAAGACGGCTGTCTCCACAGCTGTGGTTGTTGCCTTGACCACGGTGAGGCGTTCTCCGTTGGAGCCGATGGTGAGGGTCAGCTCCCGTGCACCCCTGTTCATAGCACGCTGGGTGGAAGCGTAGTCGGTGTAGTTGGCCCCTGCGATGATGACTGCCGCCGCGACTGCTTCAGCGATCATTGGTTGTCCAGCGAGGTTGGTGTGAGAGTCTGGGTGACCAGCATGTCCATGTAGTCAGTCGTTGCTTTGCAAAGTGCCTCGACCTGAGTCTGCACGGAGGTGCTGTAATCACCGTCCTTGAGCTTTAGGTCTCGGAGCCTGATGCAGTGAAGGATCAGCAGTTTGGCTTGCTCGTCGAGCTTGCGGCAGTCGATTGGGGAGTGCATGGCTTTAGTCCACATTGGGACGAGCGAACTTGTGGTTGCTGCAGTAGCCGGACGGGTGGGCAGTCATCCGCTTGCACTGCCCGCGATCGAACACGTAGCGCTGCCCCTTGAAGCGGCGCTCCCACCAGTAGACGCAGCGCCGGCTCTTCTTCTCCCTCTTCATTGTTTCCTCCCTACGATCTTCGCGACGTCCCCATCTTGGGGGTCACGGCCGGTTTCGTAGCGGAACTGCATACGGAGGGCGGTGCGGGTGACTTGCTGCTTGCACTCGATGAGAGTGCGCGCAATCTCCATGAGGCGCTTCAGGTCTTCGTTCATCGGCAGTCGACCATGGTGTCGGACCAGACTTCGCAGAGTTGAGGGGAGAGACGACGTCCCCCGATGGGGTTCTGGTTCTCGACTACGAGCTGGGACATGCAGCCGTACCAGTGGATGCCTCGCTCGATCTTGAGGATGGTGCCGCAGTAGCGACAACCGAATACCCAACGGCCTTCTCGGGTGACGATCTTCCAGCAGTGCTCCTTCGCTCGGTGTTTCTTCACTTGGGGATCCTCCCGAAGTAGGCGTAGAACTCAGGCTCGGTGAGGTGCTCGACTTTCTCACAGATGTTGCAGTACCTTGCTGGGCTCTTGCTGGTGAGTGCAGGTCGCCACTTGTGTGGGCAAGCCAGTCCGATGTTGATGAGGAACTTCTGCAGGAAGTTCATTGCTTGCTTGCTCTGACACGCTGCATCCAGGCCTTGGAGTGGCAGCTCAGGCACTCGAAGTCCCCGCTGTCCATCTCGGTCACGCCCTTGAGGACAGCGACACCGTTGCGAAGCCCGTACCACGCGAGGCAGGCTCCGGTGTGAACCTCGTTGAACTTGCGACTGGTGGAGGAGACGAACACGTTCTTGCCGCAGGTGGTGCACTGCTTATCGACGAGGCTCGACTCCAGATCGGTGACTTCGAGGTGCGGGATGGTGTCACTCATTGCGTTCTCCACGCTCGGCGTAGTACTTCATGGCAAGCTGCTCCCATTCCTTGCGTGCATGTTGTTCCGCAAGAACGACGTGATCTTGGCAGATGATCACGAGCCACAGGATGCCGATGACGTACTCGCCTGTGAACAGTGCGCTGAACGCAGCGAAGGTGTAGACGAGGACACCAAGGAGATCTCCTGTGGCGTAGGGGGTTCCGAGAATCGTCATTGGGATCTCCTTTGGGTTGGAGGCAGTAGTGGGCGCAAATTGGAGGGGTTCTCCAGCTGTGTCCAGTTTGCTGGGTCTTCACAGGGCTCACGGTCCATCTCCTGGCGGATGAGATGCCACATGACGTGGGCTCGACTCACCTCGGGTGGGAGGAACAGCTCGCGGATCGTTCGCCTCAGCTTGCTGAGCATAGAATCAGGGCTCCCTCCTTCCACTCGAAGAGCCTGTCCCCCCATCGGAAGTAGATGCGGTTGGGCTTGTCGTAGCGCTCGTAGGGCGTCTTGCCAGGGATGGTCAGGTAGTTGATGCAGCGCTCGAAGCCGTTCTCCTCTCCGCTGAAGTCGTTGAGAACAGGTCCAGCTGAGTAGAAGCGTGTGCCCTTGGGGAGTTGGATCTCCCAATGCCAGACACCGGGCCACTTCAAGAGCAGACCGCAGTGCCGACAGCGCAGGCGGGAGTCCGTTCGCATCAGTCGGGAAGCACTGCGGCGACCTTCACCGCTTTGGCCAGCTCGGGAGACATGAACTGGAAGTTGGGAAGGTTGGGAGTGTGCTTGAATGGCCGGATGACAGCAGGCTCCAAGTTGTTCCAACCTGCAGAGCCGTTGTTGACAAGGTTGGCGCGCCACGCAGGCGACATGGCAACGATCCTTGAGAGATCGGAGTCGGTGAATTGGAGACGGCCGCCGTATTTCGACCTCTTGCAGAAGCTGCGGACCCAGTCGTCAAGCTGTGAGCTTGCGGCATGCCACATCGTAGAGGCGTTCATCAGCTCTTCGTCCTTGTCGAGCTGGCAGACGACGTCACGCTCTTTCCAGCTGAGGACGTGAGTGGTGACGTCGTAGAACACGTCGATGAGGTAGATCTCGTAAAGAGGTGGGTGGTTGAGGGTCAGGCTGATTGTGGGCATCCGTGGGCAATTGACTTGGACGTTGGTCTGCGTGTGGGGGCTGCGATAGCAGACTACGGTGTCGAGGAGGTGCGGAGGGATCTCCCTTTGCGCCTCGGCCAGGAGGTGAGTTTCGCGGGCTACCTGAGCGTTGATGACTGGAGCCAGCGCACTGCCCAGAGTCTGAAGGAAGAGCTTCTGCAGTTTGAAGACGATCTTCTCGTTGGTCTTGTGGACGGCGTACGAGGCACGACTGTGCTCGCTCATGGGTCAGCTCTTCAGCTGGACGGTGAATCCGAACGGAGCCTTGTGGTCGGTCGTCGCGACCCACATGACGGGATAGTTGGGGGCGAACTCCGGGAAGCTACCTTCCATGTCAGTGAGGTAGACGAGGCACGAGGGCGTGATGCTCTTCTCCTTGAGCCACTCGAATGGCGGGATGAAGCTCGTGCCGCCACGGCCTGTGCACTTGATCTCCGTCTTCCACTCGGAGCGCTCGCGGAACTCGTCGACCCTGTGCACTCCGGCATCGCACTGGATGATGCGGACGAGCTTGGGGCCGAGCTTGCGGAGGATCTCGCCTGCGATCTTGTGGAACATCTGCAGGTCTTCGTCAGGGACCGAGCCACTGGTGTCGTAGACCACGGTGACGTCGGAGATCTTCTCGCTCCAGGGCGTGGGCATGATGATCCCGTAAGGCAGGTAACGCCGGTTGGGCTGATGCCAGCTGTAGTCCTCGTCCCGGATGTTGGAGTCGATGAATCGCTCCAGCAGGCTGTACACAGGGTAGACCGGCTCGGTGCACTCCTTGATCAGGTTCTCCAGCGAAGCAGGGAGCTTGCCCTGTGACTTGGCGATGGTTGCCGCCTTGGAGACGATCTCCTTGATCTGGTCCTCGGAGAGACCTTCAGCAGGAGCCATGATGTCCTGACCGGTGATGCCGTCCTGCGGCACGTTGCTGCCCCCTCCGCCGTTCTGCTTCTGCTGCTTCTCGATGATGTTGTAGACCTGCTCGGTGGTCATCCCCGTGAACTGTGGGTCGCAGAGGCAGCCGCTCTTCTTGCCTGTCTGTGCCTCGGCCCAGGTCTGGGGGTTCCACAGCTCGAAGCCGCAGTCGCGGAGCGCGAGGTTGATCACGAAGTCACCGGCGATGTTCCACAGGGCGGGGTCGTAGAACATGGGCTTGCCGTTGCGGAAGCCGTAGAACTCCGAGCGCCCTGGCCTGCGGACGCTGATGCGCGTGAGGTGCATGAACATGGGATGTGCTGCCTCGTGGGCGAGCACCATCATGTTGACGCCACGCGAGAGGGACTCGGAGAACTTGCGGTTGTAGTAGATCTTCCTCCCGTCAGTGGCGAAGGTGGCGGTCTTCATCCCCAGGTCCGTCCAGAAGCTCGTGGGCTTCTCCTCCAGCTCCATGTGGAGTACGAGGGTGGCCCAGAAGGGCTGCAGGATGGTCAGGTCGTTCAGGGCCTGCTTGAGCTTGGGGGGAAGCTCTGCGCGAGGCTTTTCGTCATCGAGTTCGGTCATTGGATCCTCCGGAGTCGGCGCGGTCAGCGGGCGCAAATCCCGCTACTCCACCTTCTTGGTCTGGTAGATGCCAGACAGCTTGTCGAAGAGCCGCTGCGCCTCGTCGCGGAGCTGCTTGCGAGAGTAGATGTCGGTCTTGAGGGTGGACTCGTCGTAGCGCAGCAGGAAAGAGGCTTCGTTCGCGAGCTGCTCGAACTTGGGGTCGCCGTTGATGTTGAGGCCCTTGAGAGCAGGGAGAAGAGAGCGCATGTTCTCGATCCACTCGGTGCGGAACCTGCCGTCTTCCTTGGAGAGCTTGGAGAGCTGATCACGCGCGGTCTGGACGGACTCCAGCAGGCGCAGCCACAGTTGCTCGATGGCTTTGTCGTAGGCCTCGGTGCCCTGCTGCTGGAGCGCATCCTTGATGAAGCCCAGGGTGGGGTGCTGTGCGATGTCGGCGGCAGAGGGAACTCCCCTGAAGTCGATGTCGATGTAGCACCCTTCGAGAACGTCGTCGACGTCGTCGTAGTCGGAGGGATCGTAGGCTGTACCCAGGTTGCTGGCTGCAGCCGCGAGCATCGCGTCCCATTCGTTCTTGAGGTGGACCTTGAGCGAGTCCAGCTTCTGCTGGAAAGCCGTCATGGTCTCGCGGTAGGTGGGCACCAGGGCGTTGGAGATGATCGCTGCGGAGCCCCAGGCCTTGGGAGCGGGAAGCGTGATGCTGTAGTGGAAGCCGCGCGCCTCGTTGATCACGCCCTTGATGGACTGGAGGATGGTATCGCAACCCGCGAAGGTGTTCTTGTAGTTGGTGTAGGACTGCTCGTTGTGGGTCTCGGCTTTGGAGAACTTCTTGGAGGCGGCAGCGTCACGTTTCTTCCAGTTGGTGAAGCCGCCGTGGTAGTCCACGAGCACGCAGGTCTCGCGGAGTGTGGACGTTGCGATGGGGCTGGGGGTGTCGTTGCTCACTTCAGGTTTCCTTTCTTGCGTCTAGCCGTTGTCCGCGAGGAACTTGCCCCACGCGGCGGTGGCGACCAGCTCGGGCTTGGACTTGGAGAACTGCGAGATCCACATCTGGTGCCACTCGGTGGGCAGCTTCTGGACGTAGTTGCAGATGTTGGCGAGCGTGGCCTTGGTGGAGCGCTGGATCAGCGAGAAGAGGACCGCATAGACCACGGCGGGGTTCTTGACCACACGCTGGTTGTTGTCGCCTGCGGCGATGGCATCGCAGTCGGGCATCTCATGGTGGATCTGCGCGAAGCCCACGAACTTGATGCCGATGGCGTTGCCGATGGTCCCGCAGACGAGCGCACGGAACACGTTGTCGCTCATGCCGTGGGCGTCACGCTCCTTGAGGATGTTGCTGAGGCGCTCGTTGGAACGCGGGGAGCAGAACGCGGGATCGCCTGCGAGGAACTGCTTCTCGTCGAAGTGGAGGAGGTACTGCGAGTCGTTCTTGACCCAGGCGAGGTCGAGCGGGTGGAAGCCCTTGTTGAGCCCGTAGTCGATGAAGGCGTCGAGATCGGGCTCGACGGTGATGAACGTGGCTCGGTTGGCGAGCGCTGCGGAGAGCTGCTCGACGTGAGCGAGATCCCATGCACGGTTGCCGGTGGCCACGATGGCGACGTCGTCGCGCAGCTTGGTGTCTCCCACCATGCGCTCGTCGAGCACCTTGAGCATGAGGTTCTGCATCAGGCGCGTTCCTCCACTGAACTCGTCGATGTTCAGCAGGATGCTCCGTCCGTCTGCGAAGTTGGGGTTGCCCACGAAGGGGATCTTGGGGTTGAGCTTCTGGACAAGCTGCCCCGTCTGGGGCTCGACGTAGCTCATGTAGACGTCGCCGGTGTCGCGGCCTGCGATCAGCATCTCGGTGCTGCGCATCCCCAGCTCGTCGCCAGCCTGCTGGACGATCTGGGTCTTACCCACGCCGGGAGGGCCAACGATCACGAGGACGGTCCTGGACCGTACGGCGCTCTTGATCGCCTCTTTCAGCTCACCGATCGGAAGCGTCACCATCTGAAGTGCCATTCTCTAACTCCTGTTCTCAATGTTCGCGACAGTTTGCTGCGCGCAGTCGGCGGGGGCGCTGGGCGCAAATTTGCGGGACGGCTGGGTTGTTGCGTAGAACCGCAGGAATAGTGCCTTGCCGGTTCGCTTGTCCTGGATGTTGCGGATGTGGTTGCGATCCTCCTTGGTGAGTCGGACTTTGAGGAAACGGAAGCTGCGGTGCATCTAGTCCTCCTCTCGCTCTTTACGGTTGTTGCGGATCCACTCGAAGAACGGCTCTAGCTCAGCTTCAAGCCTGAGTTGGGTATGGATGTTGGACTCCAGGGGGTAGCCTTGCTCGACGATGACTGCGGCTTCGCCAACACCAACAGCTTTCTGGGTGAAGTGGAGAACTTGGAGTGCTGTGAGTGGATCGTAGAACCGGCCAACCAACGTAGAAGCTTGTCTACCTTCCTGCGAGAAAGGCACGATGTAGATGTAGAAGCTGCGGTTGGCCGGTGCCACTATCCTCTCCTCTCAGACGCCACGAGCTGCCGGAACGCCTCCTCCACGCGAGCTGCGTAGAGCACCTTGTACTGAACGGGTGAAGGGCAGTTGCAGTTGGGGATCTGACAGTGCGTGGTTGGGGCGAAGTCGTGGGCCGCGAAGAAGTGCCCACAAATGCACTTGCGGTTGCCGTTGCGTGGAGTGCTCACATCCCCCCCTTGGCGAACTTCTCCCAGGCCTTCTGGTCGTTCTCGATGACGATGCCCCAGCAGGCGTCCTCCTCGTCCCAGCCCTTGCAGGAGCCGCAGTGCTGCGGCTTGTCGCCCAGCTCAGGTGGGTGGCCTTCGCACTTGGAGAAGCGCTTGATGCCGATGGCGATCCACTCGCCACTGCGGAGCATGGCCAGCTCCTTGTTCTCGGCTTCCTTGGTCTCCTCCTCGGTGTCGTAGGCGTAGGAGCCCACGGTCTCGTGCAGCTCGTCGATGAAGACCAGGTACAGCTCGTCGTTGTGGATGAAGGTGTGGATGGGGTTGCTCATGGCTACAGCTCCTCCTTGCTCGCAGCTTGCTGCGGCGAATCGGGCGGGGTTGCCGGGCGCAAATTCGCCCGCTCCAGCAGCTGGCGAACCTCCAGCTGCTGGCGAACCTGAGACATGACGTGGATCGCCGAGAAGCTGCCCAGATCCGTCTCGTGGGCCTTGGAGCACAGGTCGTGGACGAGCTGCTGGGTCACCGTTCCTTCAAGGTGAGCCGCATTCATCTGAGTGCTGAACTCCTTCAGCAACTCAGCGCGGATAGCCTGGAGCAACTCGAAGCTGGTCGAGGCTTGCTTGAGGTGGTTGGCGTGCATCTTCTCGGCTCTCTGGAGCGCGAGAGAGAGCTTCTCGACTTTGGTCATATGCGGACTCCTTCCCTGCGAGCCCAGAGGTAGAGCCCCTCGTCGTTGAGGATCCAGAGACGGATCTCTTCGACTGTGAGCTTGCCGCAGTTGGGGCAGGCCCGGCGGATAGCCTGCTCCAGCTCGGAGCGGTTGTTGCGGATGAACTCACGAATGGTCACTGGGAAACCTCCTGCCCGCAGAAGCAGGCATCTTCAGCGTTGCATGGCGAGTATCGGGAACCGATGTTGCGGTAGGCCGTCTCGGGGTAGAGCTTGAGGAATGAGTCCTTGCCCTTGTAGAAGGCGAACGCGGTGCGGGCGTGGGCCTGGGGTTCTAGCTCGAAGAGCTTGATGAAGAAGTCGCGGAAGCCGTGCCAGCAGACTGCACCGATGGCGCGCTCGCTGTCGGTCGCCTTGCGCATGAAGGGGGCGACCTTCTTGTAGGTCTGGCGCCATGTGCCGTGGATGCCCTTGAGGAGCTTCTCTGCGATGGCCCGCAGCTCGGGCTGTGAGAGAAGCTCTTGGTCGAGCCCGTTCTTGTAGAGCTGAGCGTTGTTGTGCAGGTTGTGAGCTGCAGCGAAGGCGGTCCAGGCTTCCTGTAGGCGAAGTCGCTCGGCGGCTGAAAGCCTGTGGTAGATCCTCTCGCCGGCTTCGACCTTGATGGTCTTGAGGTGTGAAGGGAAGAGCTTCACGCGGAAGCCTGTGGAGGAGAGCTGGTCGATGTCCACGCGAGCACCGATGGCTTGGGCTGCGAGGTAGATCGACTGGCGGTTGTTGAGGTGGGTGATGCGCATGGTTAGCCTCTCAGTCCAGGCACCGCGCGGAAGGCGGCGCGGGCAGCAGCTACAGCATCGAATGCCGCGTATTCGGCCGCGCGACCCCTAGATCCGCGGCTGTATCGGATGACATTAGCCACAGCCGGCGTAAACAGCCAATGGGTGTATGGAATCCACGGCCGTAGCGTCTCCGCATCCGCCACTGCATCCGCGACCGGCATCCGGTCAGGGAACTGGCCTGCGCCGAGACAGACGGGGCACCGGGTCCAGACGGTGCGGCTCGACGTAAGCTGAGCGGCGTAGTAGCTGCCCCGCCCGCCGCACGCATCACACGGGTGAGTGCTAGTCATCATGGTCCATGTCTCCACGCGCGCGACGGTCAGCGGCTGTCGCTGTGTCCAGATAGCAGCCCATCGAAAAGGCTCCGTCAAGGTCGCGGGCGCTCCACGACGACGTGTCGGCGCGGTAGCCGTGTTCTGATTTTGCCTTGCTGATAGCCTCTTCGTCAGTGTGGGCCAATACCGCATACTGGAACACGCGCACTTTCTGATTGCCACGTTCCAGTGCTTTGCGTTCATATACGATCCAAAGTTTTGCGTCGCCCGGGTGAGTCGCGACCTTGGAGTAGATCGGCTTGATAGTCATCGGCTAGCTCCTTTGCTCGGGGTTGGTGGGGACGTCAGCCTGGAGGGCGTTGATCAGCTCCAGGGCGTTGGGGTTGATGGGCAGAAGATGAGAGGGCTTGTCGCCCCAGGAGAGCAGGCGGGCCTTGACGGCCCCCCTCCGCCCCGATGCGCTGAGGCGGAGGGGGAACAGGTACGCCAGAACGAAGGCGGCGATGAGGTAGGTCACTCCGCACCTCCCATGAAGCCCGCCACGTAGGCGATGAGCGTGCGCCCCACGAACCACACGGGGATCACGAGCAGGATGGCCGTCTCGGTGTGGACGGGCAGGGTCTTGAACATGATGTCGCTGAAGACGAGCAGGTCGAGCAGGCTGTGGACGCCCACGGGCGAGGTGGCCGCGTGGCGGATGCGCTCGACGTGGGTGATGGGCTTGCGGCGACGGCTGGACGGCTTGCGGTGGGTCAGCAGGCGGTCGACGGTCAGCTCGGCGCGCTCGGCGCTCGTCCTCGGCTTGTTCATGGCTAAGTCCTTTCTGCTCGGTCGGTTGGATTCGGCCGGGCCGATCCAGGCGGGCGGGGCGGGCGCAAATTCGCGGAGAGTGGTAGGCTCTTGAGGTGGGGACGCACAGCGCGAAACTAGCGGATGCACCTCGGGCGAAGATGACCCGCAAGGTCCAGGCGTTTCTGGAGGTGATCCGCACGACTCCGGGGGTTACTGACACGGAAGCGGCTCGGAAAGCGGGCTATTCGAGCCCGAGGTATCACGCCCATTTGGTGAGGAGGAAGTGGGCGCAGGCGGTTCATGAGGCTGAGGTTGAGGCGAGGCGGACGTTGAAGATGTCAGCTGATGAGGCTGAGGGGGTTGTGGCAGCAGTAGCGAGAGACCCCATTCATCGTGACCGCTTGAAGGCAGCAGAGATCATGCTCAAGTTGCACGGCAAGCTCTCTGAGAAGTTGCAGGTTGTTGTGGACAGGCCAACCCTCAACAAGCAGCTCGACGAGCTACTGCAACAAATGGCCGAGCAACGAGCCGTAGAAGTTGCAGTTGTGCAGCATGCTGTCCCCAAGGAGCTTCCCCCAAGCAGCGAAGCTGACAGTTGAGGTAGCGCTCAGCTGGTAACGGGGGTCGTAGGTGGTAGCTGGGGTAGCGCTGCGGCCTCCCCCCCCCTCCGTCGCCCATCTACCATCATGCTTCTCGCGTCACGCTTCACGCATGTTGCGCCTACCGTCACCGTCATGGGTGGAGGTACACAATGGCGAACATGGAGTATGTCACGGTCGAAATCAAGGACGCGAACGGCAAGATCATCACTAGCCAGACGGCGGATTTCCGCACCTTCAAGAGTGGCAAGAAGGGATGGGGCGCCTACGGCAAGGTCAACGTCGGCTCCGACCGCGCGCAGCTGTCCTTCAACCTCGTGAAGATCGAGCCGTAGCGCTCGCCACAATCCACCGGACGGCCCGCCCCTTGCGGGGGGCGGGCTTTTTTTTGTCTACGCGACGGACCGGCCCCGAGAAGCGGCCGGATTTGCGCCCAGCGCAGGGGGGGACCCCACCCGCAATCTCACCTACATCAGGGACCTTTCCCCAACTTCTCCAACAACCC